TTCTTTTTTCTTCTTTTACTAAGAATTCGTCTAATTCTTTATTTTCTTTTTTTAATTCTTTAATTTTTTCTCTAATAAAGTTTATTTGTTCTTCAGTTAATTGTTTATTTTTTTTACCGTTTCTAAGTTCTTCTTCCAAGCCATCTAAGTATTCTTTTGCCGCCTCTGCTTTTTCTTTAGAATTTTTTTGTGCTGCTTTGTACTGTTGTTCTAAAGAGACATTAGCGCTTTGTATATCTTTAAGAGTTTTTTCTTCTTGCTCTTTCTTTTTTGCATTGATGTCTAAAATTTGTTTCTGTAGGTCTGCTATTTCTTTAAGAACTTTTAATTGCTCGTTAGAAGCGTTAGTTGTAGCTTCGGTCGCTTCTTTTTGCGCTTTTATAGCTTCTAAACTTTTAGTGACATCATCAATAGCCATTTAATATTTTTCCATAAAATAAAAACTATACAAATAATTAGAGATAAGAAGAAAAAAGAGCGGGTTTTACCCCGCCCTCTTTTATTTCCTTGAAGCTTTCTTTATTTGATCACTTTCTTCTTTTAGTTGTTCTACAAGTTTTTCAACAAACCATTTTCGGAGAGCAACTGGAAGGTTATAACTTTCAAACAGTGAGAATCCTCCATAATACTTTAAATAGAAGAACTGCTCATAGATGTTTTGTTGATATTGATCACTTAAACCAAAAAAAGTCTGCTGAAAGCGGAACCTCCATCACGGTTTCCTCTTCGCAGTGTGAGCAAAGAAATGTTTGTCTCATATCAACAGATTCCACAGCTTTTTGATATTCTCTGCGGAGATGGCGAGTATCACCAGCTGGCATAGCAGCTAATGCTTTTTCCAATGTTGGACGATCAGTTACGTTTTGAATAGCAACAACCATAGACTTCAATTGATCTAAGAAGATTGAATCATTGGAAGATTTCTTTTTTAGCTCTGAAGTCTTTAGAAGATTCTTTTCATCATTTCCATTTAGTGCTCTACAGACTACCGTCCATTTAGTAGCTGGTAGACTAATGACAAAAAACCCATTATCATCGACTGCTGTTTCTGATGTACCTTCATCTTCTTTTGGAAGTTTTTCTATTAGATTAAATGAATATTTGCTCTTTTGTGAGCATGACGGGCAAGTTACTTGTGTCGAATATTCTGCACCATATGCAGCAATTCTCGCTGCAATAATGATGGCATTACGATCATCGACCGTTAGAGTATCAGGATTGATGGTTCTGTCTACAATCAAAGATTGAATTAGCTTGTCAAGAGCAATTCCCTTTTTAAGAAGACTCTTGTTCGTCAAGATATCCTCTTCTTTAGCCGTCATTTGCTTGATTTCAATTGAGTCTTTGCCTCTCAACGGATGACCGACAGGATAAAACTTGCCTTTTGATGGGAGTGGAACAATTTCTGTTGGTGTTATAAAGTCTAATGATAGACCTTGTGCTTGCTGCAATACTTGTGGTGGAGTTCCATCTTGTAATTGCGTGGGAACACCAAAACGTTCTTCATTATTTCTCATTTTTGCCTACGCTTTCTTTTATTTAGGGATTAATATAGTATGATTAGCAAAATCATATGTTATGCTTAAAGAAACTTCCATTAAACCTTCATTTTCATATGATAGTGTACCATAGTTAACTTTGGTAATTAAAGGATTATATAAATTCCATTCTTCGATTTTATTACCGTTTTCATCAACTTGATATATATCTAAAGTCAATGATTGCTTGCTTATCTGCTGATGTTCATTTGTAACTGGGTTTGAGTATCCAATATCAGATATAAAAGATTCTATAGCGCCATTTAAACTTGAAACATCGTCGGTTCCACGAACAGATATCATTTTTATATCGATTGGTAGCCACTTTAAAAGAGTAGGGTAACGAACAGTGTGTGTTAGCAAACGGTGTTCTGTTACCCCAATTTCATATTCTGGTTTTTTGCACTCTTTTAAAGCAAATGTATAAGCATCCAAGCCATCTACATTATATCTTAAATACCACCTATTTTGGCGTAATGGTTCTTTTAAATCTTGTTTGCCCCAAAAAGCCATAATAATTTATTTATTATACGAATGGATTTGCACCAGCTGGTGCAGCGTCTCCAGCGCCTACTGTATGATATGCCGCGTCATATTTCAAAGTACATTGTACTTCTACTATTTCATCGCTACCATAATCAAGAGATCCAAACTGCACGGATGTAAAAAATGGATTTAAAATTTTCCATTGCTCTATAACTACTCCGTCTGGATCTAAATTTTGTATAAAAATTGAACTGCCAAGACCATTGGCAAATTTTTGTTTTGCCAAGGTTTTTCTCTGTTCTGGCTGTATTGAAGTAGGGATCATGTATCCAGCACTTACTAAGGTAGTCATTAGAGCCGTTGAAGTTCCGGGACCGCCTGAAAGATCGCCATCGCCTTCTCTAATAGCAGCGATTGTCATATTAATAGGTTCCCACTTTAATCTACCAGGATAATAAAATTCATGATTTAAGTATTTATGAGTAACTTCGCTGATTGTTGCTTTAGGTCTATCTACTTTTTTAAGTGCATATATTTGACTATCTAAAGTGGCTGCGCCTTCATTGGCTCCAAAAATAACAGTCCATCTAAATTGTCTTAAAGGCTCAGTTGTAGCCTGACTCCAAAATGCCATATTTTTATTCTCCTAAAATTGGGGACTACAATTTATATAGTCCCCAACTATTTTTTTTAGTTATTAATCGTTAAATGATGCACCAGTATTTGTAATTACGAAGTCAAGTGCGATAAATTCGATAGCGCGTGTTGGCTTCAAGAGGATCTTGGCATAAACAATGTTACGATCTACTAATTCTGGTGTTGTAGTTGTCTCGTCTAACACAACACGGAATTCACTAACACCAAATCTTGATTTGACGCTTTCAAGGAAAGGAATAGCTTGATTTGTGAAACGCTTCCAAGTTACTTCGATGTTTGGATCAAATAGAACCGTTGTTGCAAAGCGGCTGATTTCTTTCTTCAAGTAAATCATCAAACGGCGAACATTGATGCGATCTAATGCGCTTGGTGTTACTTGTAGTGTCTTTTGACCAAAGATTACAATTCCTTCGCTTGGGAATGAAGCGATTGGATTGATATTTGCCTCGTAAAGCGCATCACGATCTTTTGATGATAGCTTAAGTGAAGTTTGTAGAACTGGTAAACCAGCTGCGCCTTCTGTTAAACCACCACGATTAAATCCTGCTGGTGCAAACCATAATTCTGTCTTACGTTGTGAACTTGAGAAAGTACCAAGGGCTGCAACTGATGGTGGTACCCATACGGTATTGTTGTTTAAGTTATCGCGGATTAATACCCAAGGGAAGAACGCACAACCATAGCTACTATTAATCGCACGGTTCTTTAGATTTGATACCGCATCTGCTACAACTGGTTTACGAGCTGCTGCTGATGTGCTTGGTGTTGCCTTACCCTCTTCTGGTACGTAATCACCCTTAAGATCGATAACGGCAAGTGCATCACCGCGAACTTCGCATTTCTCTAATAATAGACCAGTTAGGGCTTCATTTTCAATACCTGGCATTGCTGCAAGATTCATTTCAACAACTTCTGGGTCTGCGATGCTTTCAACCGCAACCTTAACGCTGTTGTAAGCATAATTGGTGTATTCATTTGCACCAGTTTGTCCCAATACTCTTGTATTGAATGGATCTTTTTCTGTAATGTCAACGCCATCAGTGCCGCCGAATAGAGGCATGACGAACTTGTTGAATGTTCCCAAAACTAATCTTGAACCATTTGATGATGTTAGAGTGCCTTGAGAACCATAAGCAGTTAATGACCCGGTTGCTGCTCTATTTCCTTCTGTCCACGTTGCAGGAGTTGATTGAACGATTGATCCAGAGCTTACCGATGCACTAACATCGTCAAGAGAGAACAAGAATGCAGGCTTATCTTCTGTCCAACCATTTGGATATGCTCTTAGGTAGTCTGGCATATCTTTATTGTACTTCTTTGTACCATCAACGTTTGTTTTGAAGCCAAATGTAACAGAAGCTAATGAAGCTGCTGGTGAATCAGCTGTTGTTGTTAGAAGTGGTAGTTGTTGTAGAGCAAAGCTTGCAGTATATGCAGCATTACCAGTAATCGCTGTGTCTAAGAAAAAGCCAGCTCCTGCTACTGAACCGCTTGAGCTTGATACTGCTACATCTGCTAATTGCGCTGGACCGTAGAAACCGAATGGAATTAAATCTGGATCTGTTAGCGCTGCATCAACGTCTGGATTCATTTCTACACGGATAAATTTTGACTTGTTGTCATATGTACCATATTCAACAAATGCCTTCTTTTCATAATCCCATTCTGTGTACTTATCGCCAATTTTCTTTGCGATATAATTTTCTGATGAGGGGTCTAATGAAAGGTTTGAGAATCTTTCAACATATTGTGGAACTAAATCGCTATCATCCATTTTACGGATTGAAACTGTAAATGAACCAAATTTAACAAATTCATTTGGTGGCTCTTTAATATCTTCAATAGCTACTTTAAGATTTTGGCTATTCCATTCACCTTCAGTTAAGCCGACGAGCTTAAAGAGTTTTTGTACTGGATATTCACCAGTTGCACCATTGGCAACGAAATCAGTTGCTAAACCCTTGTGTTGTGAAACAACCCATCCTGTTGCGGCATCTTCTGCTTGAACTTGGTGGTTTGCAAAATCTGCTGTACCGTTATCTAATCTAACAAGAATTGCCGCAAAATTAGATGAACCTGATAATGTTGGATGCTTCTCTAATACCCAAGTTTTAAACGTTTCACCAAGGAAATAAGATTCAGGCGCACTTGTGATATCGGTATTTGTTAGAACTGGGTTTGTGTTTAATACTGAACGGATGTATTTTTTAGAATTTTCATCAAAATTTACGCTTTTTGTTGAACCTGAGACTGTTAGTTTGACTTCGCCATTAGTTCCAGTTACGCGAACCCAATTACCTGTTTGAGAAACAATGCTTTCTGTTGAACCACTTAATGGCTTACCAGTTAAACCAAAAGTTCCAGCGCCAGCATAAATAATTGCACCAAGTGAAGCTGTAGCAGCTGGTATCGACCATATGTCGCCAGAACCGCCAATTGGCGCAATAAATAAGCCGTAAGCGTTTGTTACTGCCCAACCTGCTTCACCTGTAGTTTCATCTGGATTTTCATAACCAGCTAAACGAACGAAAGTAACTGGTGATGAATTGCGTAAATAAGCTTGAGCGGCGTAAGCAGCATAAGTTGGAGCAGTTTTATTACCGTTTCTCCAAACGTCACCACCAATACCACCTGGAACTGGTTCACCGAATACATCTACGAAATCTGAAAAAGAACCAACTTTCACTGGACGCATAACAGGACCGCGCAAGGAACGTCCAATAATAACTGGTCCCATATCTTCTGGTGTTCTTGGGATTTGTGATTGATCGACTTCCTGCGCTTGAACACCGGGACTTACAAACTTAAACTTTTCAATTGGCATTATTAATTTCTCCTTTGGAGCTTGTCAAATTATAAAATAATTTATTATAAATAGTAGTTTAGAAAGTGAAATGTCTTTTTACTTTGCATTAAATATGCTCTCTCTGGCTTTGATGCACTTCGCCAAAACTTCAAATTTGTGATCAATTTGTCCAAACAAAACTTTTGCTTCGTTTAATGTAACTATTTCATAAAAAGTATCACCATATAATACAAAATCGCCCTCTCTAACGTATAATTCTTGATCTTCAATTAGCCTTCTTCTGTGAAATTTTACAACTATAGAAGTAACGCGATCAACACCAAATGCCTCTGTGGAAGTTTTTGAACCTTCCCAATCAACAAGCACATTAATTTTAATTGGTGCTAAAAATGTTTTTTGTACAGCTTCGCCATAAACAGGATGGTAGTTTGTGTGCTCTCTGCTTATTGGATAGTAAACAACTGTTTGTCCAATAACTCTTTCAATAATCTCATCATTTACTTGTTTAACAAGATTACGCTCTTTTTCACCAAGAAATAATGGAGGCGGTGGAGCTTCTGGTGGGAGTTGTGCAACATTCTGTTCTTTTTTCTTTCTTGGCATTTATTTTATCCCACAAATATCAAATTTGGAACGTATGTTTGGACTTTGCTTGTGTCTTCCATCATCTTAGCACTATCTTCACCGACCTTAACGTATGTCATTTCTGCCAATAATGTCTTTAATTCTTCTCTAAGGTCTTTTTGATCTGTTTTTGCTTCTGAGATTAGATCTTTACCATCTAATGTGACACTATCACCAGGAATTGGAACTGAGCTAAACTTGCTACGGACATGTCCGAGCATTTCCTTGCATAACGCTAAAGCAAATCGTCTAATCCATTGTTTGCCGATGCTGTTAATTTTATCATATGGTATGTTTTGTAGTGGAATCGTATTCATATTATTGATTCCATTAACGCTATCAGTTATTGGATTACCATTTGAATCAATCGACGGTGTCCAAGCATCGCTTGGAACAGTAAATTCAACCCAATAGTTTGTTGGACTTGATTCGTTTGGCACTGGGAATAGCCTTAGCTTATTATCTCTTATCTGAAATGACCAATCTGAAACTCTTGTTTTGATCGCGTCTTCATATGCCATAGCCTGTAGTTTATTTTGCCATGCTGGGATGATCTCAAAGGTGCTATCATCCGCATATTGTCCATAAGTACTCAGATTGCCAACAACATTGAGACCACCGAAATATCCATAAAAGTTCCAGCTTGCACCCGGTGATTTATAATAAACTCTTCTTATGACAACTCTTTTGTTATCAACTCCCCATCCGCTAATTGCGCTTGAGGCGCTTATTATTGTTTGTAGGTCGTAATCTTGAACCCCCGCAAGTCTCTCAAGAGAAGCTGAATAGACAGGCTCATTTCCATTTAAAAGCGCTTCGTTGCTAACACCTATAGCTATATTTTTTGCATAGTTAAAAGTCATTTTTGGAAATGCTAAATTAGCACTTGCCATAGAAGTGTCAGAACCAGTTAATTGACCGTCGTTGTTAAATGTTCCTGTTGCTTGTCCAAGAACAAATGGTAATAAATTCTTTGATTGGTGCAGATTGATTAAGTATGAGTATTCTAAGACTGCTTCTTCGTAAGCAGCATATACGTTTCCTTCAACTAATTCAATATCTAATACATCGCCACCTATTTTTTTGTATGTGTAGGTTACTTGTTCCGCAGCGCCTGTTTTAAACATATCTACTTGCGTTTGCGTCCAATAATCTGTGCTTGTATAAATACCAAATGGTAATGCAGAACCAACAACATTGGCTGTATTACCCGTTACTGGTAATATAACTTTGCTCATTTGTGAAGCAGGCGATAACACAGGTAAAGCCATCTATTTTTCCTCAAATAATATAAATTAAATAGTTTTGTTCGCGGTTTAAAGCAAATAAAAACCCCGCTAACCTTTCGATTAGCGGGGCTTCTATCTTTTTAAGCTCTTGATTAACCTAATAGATCTTGTACAACAACTAAGCCGTACATATCTGGGCGAACCATTGCTTTACCATAACGAGTCATAACAGCCTTACGTGGTACGAAGGTGTCTGGATCGAAGATGGTTGGTGTGCTTTGTAGTGGAACGTATGGAGCATAGACATATCCGCTTTCGAGGAAGCTTGCACCCTTACGACCGACAAGAATTACGTTACGGTGGAAGTATGGATGAACGATAACATCCCACTTCTTGTTTAGATCGCCGGTCTTAACTGCACCGATTGATCCCTTCTCTGCGTCAGCAGTTACTGAAGCGCGGAATCCTGAAGTGAATTCAAGGATGTTTGCAACTTCTGGACCGCAAACGAGGAAGTTTGCACCACCACGTAATGTCTTACGGTGGATGAGAGCTGAAACGTCGTTGATTGTTTCAACAAGTGTTTCGTACCACATGCTTACGTTACCAGTGAAGTCTGGTGAGTATGTACCAGTGATTTCTACGCCTGAATCACGGTTAACGAATTTACCTGGACGGCGTGACCAGTACTTAACGCCAGCTGTTTGACCCTTGACAAGATCGTTCATGATTTCTTGATCGATTTCAAGACCGATTTGTTCTGACAACATTGAGGTCAATTCAACTTCTGCATCCAAGTTGTGGTATGCGTTCAAATCTTGACCTAATTCTGGTGTCCATGCAGCCTTGAGCTTGCGGGTACGAGCAGTGATTGAGAATGAATCAACCTTCAATTCAATTTCTGGAATTGCTGCTGAACCTTCGAATGTCCAAGGTGCGTCACCGACGATAGCGCCGAGAGCATTTGTGCCGACGCTTTGTAGATTGTCCTTGATTGGGTATGAAAGAAGCGCGTGTGAACCTGAAAGAACAGTCGCCTTAGCAGCTGAACCGCCAGCAGCAACTACGAATTGTAGTGCTGGTACACCAGCTGTTGCACCAGATGAACCGCTTTGGATGATCTTGCTTAGACGACGAATAACTCTTGGTGTAGTGCCACCAAGTGCTGAACCTGTTGCATCGCCAGCTGTACCAGCTACATAAGAGGCAGCTTGAGCAACTGAAAGCGCGAATACGTCTTGTACCGCTAATAGCGCGCTTTGTGATAACGCGGAAAGAGCAACTTCGAGAACTGAAGCCGATACTACGGTTGAATCATTTAATAAGTCGGCATCCCAACGTACTAATGATTTTTGTTCGGCTGTAGCACCTGCAACACCGAATGTTGCAACTTCGACTACGCTGGCTGTTGGTACGAATGTGTTATAACGTGATGTGTTATAACCATTTGCCATGTTGTAGAAACCTTTTTCAGCGAATGCAACACCATCAACACGAACACCGCCAGTGATTTGCACGCCCAAACGATCACCGAAGAATGATTCATCTTGTGAAAATACACGATCACCGATATTACCAACGTCTGTACCACGCTTGAAATCCATGAAGAATACAAGACCTGATGGCAAGCTCATTGGTTGAACGCTTACGAGATCGTTAGCAATCAAGCCAGCAAATACGCGGCGGACGATTGGGAACGCAACTGCTGCGAAACCTTGTACGTCACCACCAGCCATTGTGGTTGATTCTTTTAGTAATTCTTTAGCTTGGTTCTCTAAGAGAACTGCCATTGTGCTCTTTTGACGAGTTGACTTTAGACCTTCTAATAGACCTGACTTTTCCCATTTGGAAACAACTGCTTCGGTTTCCTTTAACATGTTGCGTTCAACGACGCCTTCTGTTAATCTTTCTAACATTCCGTTTGACATTTTTAATCTCCTGTAAATTTATATTTACGTTTTTTAGGTTATACCTGCTAATTTTTTCATTCGTTCTGCGAATGGAATTTCTGATTCTTCTTTTTTGCGCGTTATGAAAGGCGAGTTACCACGGATCAACGCTTCGCTAAGTGATTCTTTCGGTTTCTTAGAAGAAATACCCGACACCGTGCTTTGAAGCGTGTTATAGATGGTTTTAGCCTCTAAAACGCTGGTAGAATTGGAAATGTTTTCGACAATTTGTTGTTTTTGTCGCTCATTCAACGAGGCATTTCCTAATACTTTGTTAGTATATAGTAATTTCGCGTTTGAAATGCTTAATTTTTCAATATTTTCTCTCAAAATTTGTAAATTTTCCTGCATTTCTAACATTTTTTCGTTTAATTCATCATTTTCTTTGACCAAAGAGTCACCAAGCTTAATTGATTCATCAAGTTGTTTCTTTAAATCACCCATTTCTGCTTCTTCTTGCTTTCTTTCTTCCATTTCTTTTTCATCGCGGGCAAGAGTCAACTCAAGAGCGCGCTGTTCTCGTTTTTCTCTTTCCGTTGTTCCCATATGACCGTCGCTTAGGTTACCAATCTTAAGATCCACTTTAAATGCTTCTGCTAATTCTTTCAGTTCGTCTTCAGAGATTTCAATACCTTCTTCCAAGCCACTGCTTCCAGATTTAATAGCAGCGAGTTTTTCTTCTTCTTTTGCTTTCTCTTCTGCTGCTTGTGCTTTTAAATTTCCTAAGCGGTTTTGGGCAACGCCGACAGCTTTTTCTGCTGCTGGGATTTGGTCCTCTGCACCTTCTTCAAGCTCAAACTCCTCAAGAGCCATTAAGGATTCTTCATATTCATCTTGCTCTTCTTCTGAATCTTCTGCTGGTAGCCCCGATTTTACTCTTATTTCTTTTTCCAAAGGATCTACTAAAACATCCTCCTCTACTTCATATTCTTCTTCATGAAGTCCGTCATCTTTTGGTGACGATTTGTCTTGTCCACCAGCATCATGGCTCTCTTCAAAATTTTCATTAATTTCTGTTGCTACTTCTGAATCTTCTTCCGATGTAGCAAGATCTATTTCTGGACTGCTTAACATTGGGCTCTGTGGTGAGAGCGCAGAGGATATTTGTTTTTTTAATTCATTAAAATCAATTGTTACTAACTCATGCTGCTCGCCTTCCAAGAAAGAAGATCCTACATCACTAAAAGCCTCTTCTGGACCATTTTGCATCGTACCTGATTGCATTCCAGAAGAATCAGTAGCCGCAGATGTTGTTAATGGATCAGCAGAAGCAACAGTATCCACGGTTGGCTGCTCTTGCTCTAATAATCTTTCTACAGACTCTTTAAATTCTCTTGAATATTTTTCAATTAACGCTGCTTCTGCGTTCTTCATCGCCACTTCTTTTAACGCGGCAGCATCTATAATTGCTTGCTCTAACAAATTTGACATATAATTGTACTCCTGTTATCAGGAAAAGATATTTTTAAATAAATAGTGTAACTTATACGCAAATGACTATTTAATCTTTTATCTTTAAAACCTGTCAGAATCTTATTTTGCTTTCTTATCTAAACGATTAGAATTTATTTCTTCATTATATTTTTTAGCATTTCTTTTATATTTAAGTTTTTTTTGTCTTGTAATTACGGATTTCTTTTCAAATCTTCTTGAATAAGCACTTTTTTCAAATAAATATTGCAATAAAGAGTCCTTACTGCATTCTTTTAGAAACTTTTTAATTAATTGATCATTAGTTTCGTTTGTTGGCTTAACGTGCGGTGGTAATTTTACTTCTAAATGTGCTGCTCTTCCCATAATACACCTTATTCTTTCTTGCCTTTATTTAAGGCAGTTGATAGACCTTTCCAGATCTGTTTATTTTGTCCCAAAAGCCCTGAAATATCGACACCAGAGCCTTGAATACCTGGTAACACTGTTGCTTGAGGATTTAGATTTTCTACAATTTGTTCTTCACTGCCTTCAATTGGCATTGAACCTGCAAATGGGTCAAATCCACCCATTGAAATCTTCTGTAATAATTGCTTCTTAGCTTCCTGTAACTTGTTTGGCTTGCTTGAAGCTGTTTGCTTCATAAACCGAGCTTCTTTTGCTTCATAAGACGATTCTTCTTCGCGGTTTTCTTTTACTACTTCACGCTGTTTTGTCTTAATTGACTCTTCAATTAATTTGTTTAATCCTTGTTCATACAATATCTCTGTTAAGCACTCTTTGATTATAGGCTTAACAATTTTTTTTAAATCTTGTTTATTCATTTTAACCCCTAAATTGCTGCTATGGAGAATGGCTGATAATCATTTACGTCCCTAATCATCCAAGTGTAACCAAATTGACTTGATGAAACTGCTTGTAACGTAATAAAATTATGCTGGTCTGTTTCATTTTCATGACCTACAACCATTATATAGTCTTTTATGTTATTTGTTATTAAATAAGTTTCTAAGATATTGGTTTCGGTTAATTTTCCAGATCCAATATAATCTGTATAATTTCCACTTGAGTATGGATAAAAAATTATTTTATGAACAGAATACCTACCATTTATTGTAGTTAATCCGCCAGCAGAAGAAGAATACCCAATAGAATTAAAATCTGTATATTTACCGACATATGTAGCATTTATAAAAGTAAATGTCTTGCCTAAATGAGTTTGGACTGGCGGGAGGTTTATCGACATACTTAAATTTGAAACTGCATAATCTGCGCGTTTCAAGTTTAATCCTTGCGAATTTGCATCAAAATAAGTTACAGCCGAATAGTGCGGTTCAAATGAAAAATAGATTGTCTTTTCACCAGCTTGAGGAGTATAATTTGAAGAATTTAGTAAGAATTTATAACCATCAAGTGAAGCTGTATTAAATGTTAGCGTTATCGTAGAACCACTTCTTGAAGTTAAAATTTCGCCAGCAGACACGATATCAGTTACAGTTTGTTCTTCACCGTCACCTTCATTTGCGCCACCGTCCATAGACGCAAAAACATCCATGCCATTATAATAAATCGTACCAGAACCACTAATAAGTAAATTAGCATTATTAAGAAATAAGTCTTGAGAGGCAGTTGTCTTGGAATTGATGAGCAATGTATCAGTAGAGCTGCTTCCTATAATTACATTATTTTTAAAATCAGCATTAGCATAGACCGTTAAATTATCTATAAGACCATTATTATTTTCTAAAGGTGTTCCAATAGTAAATTCGTCTTTGGCTGTTGAAGCCATGTTTAAACCACCGGAAACTGTCAACGTTGCTAATACTTTCATTTTATAATTTAGTTATTTTTAATCTTACGCTTGGTGTTGAAGGTCTTGTTGGAGTAATTTGTGCGCCAGTGCCAGACAATTGAAATGTTGCCCCATCACTATACATAATTTCAACATATTCATTTGCGTTTAAATATAATGTATAGAAATTTACAAACGTATGATAGTTTGTGTTGTTAGGCATTATAAAATCAACGTTTGTTTTATCAACGTTTGATCCAGTTCTTTTTAACCAGTTTGATACTGTCACAGAAGGATTAGTTGTTTTGTGATATTGAGCTGTATATGCGATATCGTATACCCCAGCTTTTGTTACTTTAATTTGGCTACCGCTTACTATGCTAATTCCATTTGCTTCGTGGGTATTACCAAATCGTATTGCGGCTTCTGTGTTTATCGCAGAAGCTGTTTGTAAAGTCTCGTCACTAAATACACCATAATATTTTGTAAGGTTATCATTCCCGTAGAAACTACCAGTAAATGATCCCGTAAAGCCATTTGAAGCTGAAATATAGCCCAATTGGTTACTGTTACCTTCCCAAGTAACATTACCAGACACATACTCAAATGAACCAGTTGCTGCAATAAATGAGCCCGTTCCCAATAATCTAATACCACCGGCACTTATTTCCAAGTTGCCTGCGTTGTTGCTAATAACGGTTGCTGGGTCGCCAGAAATTGGGCTTGCAATACTGATGGAACCACTACCAACAAATATCTCTTTAAATGGTTTATCTAAAGATCCAAGAGAAATTGTTCCAGACGAAACAGGAACTATGTTGCTCGCTACTGTTATATTTGGTGAGCCAGACAATGCTCCAGTTATATTCAATGAACCAGTAAAACTATAAGAACCACTTAATTGTTTTGTATTCGTCCAAACTCCGCTTGAACCAGAAACTTGGTATACGAATATATCGCCCTGTGTATACAACGACGAACTAACAGAAGACAAATCATGAAAGTGCATAGATTGTCTTGGAAAAACAAAAATAGAACCATTATTTGTATTTTTTCTTGTTCAACACCAATAAATATTTTGTCATAGGGAGCATCCGGTACTTGATTGGTTAATTCTCCTGCTGTTTGTGATACCCATAGCAAATCACCAGCCTCGTAGGCATCTGTATTTAAACCATTAACCAGACCTTGTGTAGTAACATAGCCATCTGTTCCATGCTCGATATCATGTGTTGCTACACCTACGATATCGTTTCGATTTGATAAAAGCGCAGTTTGATCAATAGATTGTGCTTTTGTTATGGTTGGTCTATCCCCAAGGGCACCAGACAATCTAACGGCTGTACCATTTAGTATTGGACTTCCTGTTTGGTTACGCGCTCTTACGTAGTTTTCTTGTCCAACTTGTAGCGTGATATCAGCTTCAGCATTATATACAGCTAAAGCGCCTTGCGCATCATCCCAAAATATTCTACCATTACGCCACGCTGGTGAAGATCCTGTATAAAAATCAATATAATTTACTGCTTCTATTTGTGTATTTGTTAAGTTTATGCCTGACGAAGCGGTTATTTTAGTTGCAGTAATAGTTGATGCGCTCACCGTACCAATAAATGAACCACTAAAAGAGCCAGTGTTTACATATGGTTGTAGCGCAGCTCCTATGTTTTGATAAGTATCAAATTGTATTGTACCCTGATCGTCCGCGTTTAGAAGATAAGAGCCTGTTCCAGTTTGGGTTGACCCAAATGCTAAATTAATAAGGTCGCCATAAAAAGTTCCTGACTGATAAAGGGAGCCGGAGAATGTTTGATTGCCAACAAAAATATTTGAGCCAGTAGTTGCAAGAGAAGAACTATTAATCGATTGAGCAAATGCCGCCGTTGTAGCAAAAGAAGAAGAAATAACCCCTGTAACTTGTGAACCATCGCCTTTTAGCGAAGCCGTTACTGCCGTAATAGAAATGCTTGGTTGTAGCTGTACAGGGCTACCAACCGTTCCATTTCCCTGTATACCGTCTGTTGTAACAATTGCAGGAACATATGAAGCGCTTAATACATTGTCTACTAATGCAGAACTTACCCAGCCTCCACCGATACCATCATTGATAAGCAGCGAAGCAGTATTAGGTATGCCCGCTGGCAATGGTGGAACTCCATATCTTAACATGTTAAGAGCCCCCTATTAAATTTATCCTACACCAGAAGAACCAGACCAGCTATTAGGCAACGAACTTGTATCAATTCCTGTAAGAGACGCAACTACAGATGCAATAGCAGAACCCGATGTGTCGCTTAACAAGTATAGTTTTGTTATTTTAACATCGGCTTCAAATGATTCATCTTTTTCTATTAAAAGATAATTTGTTCCTTTAACGCCATTTGCGCTAAAGCCAACTCTAATTTTGTTAGTTGTGGGATTAATATTTTTAACAAGAATACTTTTTGTAACGCTTGGAAAATTAATCTCTAATGGAACAGAGGAAGATGCAGGAGCTGTTAGAGAAGAAGTTACCCAAGGAATACCGCTCACTTGATAACTTGCAACATTTCCTAACCCTGCTTTTGGATATTCAAAACCTTGAATTGACATATTTTATTTTCCTATAATATCGTTTAGCAAACGATTCAATCTATCTGCCTTGCTGAATATTTTGCTTGTGTCTCGCGTTTTGCCTTCCGCTAACTCTTTTGGTCCCATAAAAGCACCAGGAGTTGATGGTTCTTGCACGAAATCAAAGCAAATTAATTGAAAATCATCCTCAACAACTGTTTTACCGCTTTCTTTTCTTGTAGAACCAAGACCACGCGAACTAATACCTAATTTTACACCACCTTTTACTAAATTTTTAAGAATATTACCAGATGGTGTGTCTAAAACCTTAACTTTACCCATAACATTATTGCCATCCCACCAAATTTTAGTAACCATGTGGGATGTATTTTTTAAATTAATGACAGAATCATCAGGATGGTCTAATTCACCTAATGCTCTACGTTCTTCAACTAATTTTTGATAATTTTCTACTTCACGTTCAAGAATTCTACGTGGGTATACACGCCCATTCCCATTTTCTTGATCGCTTTTTTGCATGATGCCAGACAGCATCAAGCCACCATCTTTGACGAATATTTTTTCTTGCTCTGTCAATAGATCTTGACAGACGCCGCCTTCGCACAATTCAAAAAATTCTCTTAATAATAATTTGCTCATTTGTTTCTCTGGTGAAAGGTTGTAGCCTCTCAGATTTTTTCTCCGAGAGGCTACGATATGCTACCGTTGCAACAGCGTCTAACGGGTTGCAACATATAACGACGGATGTATACTTGTTCAGTATTCACAATAAATCACCTCCATTCAGTATAAATAGTGAAGTTTCATTGTTTCTTCACTTTTATTGTTAATCCGTCGTCATCTGCTACGCGAGATAACAGATACGATGTGCCAGATGAAATGCATCCAGCAACAAACCAATTAAAACTTACGTCTATTAAAAGCCAATTAAATACTCCAACCCAAAATCCCATGCACATAGGGCATTTAAAAAAATGATACTGCGGTCTAACAGCATCAAAAATCTTGCCATAGACCGCGATCATCGTCATTCCGTAGCAGGCAAGAATGAAGCTTAATAATTGCATTATTTTTTAGCTGCTTTCTTTTCTTTCAAAGTTGGGTGAAGCCCTAAACTTCCTCCAGTTGTATGACCAGTTTCTCCTGTAATTTTTTGCTCAACTTTATCTAATTCTTGCATCAAAGCTTCAATAGCAGACCCAATTGATGTAACATCTAATTTTGTGCCATCAGCATAACTTAATGGACCCGATAATTCGCTAATTTTTCTCATATCATTATCAATTTTTAAAAGAGCTTGCGAAGCTTCTCTTGCTTTTTGAACAACTTGTTTTTTAGCCATTTCTTTCTTAGCGGCAGTAGCTTTTTCTTCTCCAGCAGCTTTTTCAGATGCTTTTGCTTTTTCTATGTCAGCCACATCCGCTGAAGTTGTGCCAACCGCAGAAGCCAATCTTGCTCCAAGTTGACCTACGCCTCTTCTAAGAGTATCTGCAAATCCTTCGTCAATAATACCTTCCTCTACCATTGCTTGAATTTCTTCTTTAATAATCTGTCTGATTTGTGACTCTGTTATTAACATTATATTTTCTCCTAAATTAATAATTGTATCGGTAAATACCGCGAGTTGGGAAACCATATTTTGGAATAGAGCCCTTGAATGGTTCTTGTGGAACCTCTCCAAGTTCGGTGGAATCTTGTACTGATGGGTACAATAGTTCTTTTTCCATTGTATCTTCAAATTCTTTTTCAAACGTAAATATTGGACGTTCTTGTTCTATAAAGTTTGCAGCGCTATAGACAATTACTTGCAAAGGGTTTTCACCTCCCGATGGTTGTGGAGTATAAGAGGCTTGAAAAGAACCGTATATGTTACCACCAGATATACTTTCTGGTAGCAGAACACCCTTTTTGGTCATATATTTTAAAAAAGAATCTTGTAGAGAGTAAACATGTTCATTATAATCTTCTTTAGGTAAAACAAGAAGTTTATTTTTCTGCGGCATTATGATGATATCAATATCTGGATGCTCAGTTAACATATAATCTCCATTTAGAGACCTTGTTATCTGTACTTCTTTTTTTATGCCACTTTGTTTATCTTTTATAAAAACCTTTAACATATTAATTGTTGACCTCATGAACAAACTGTTGTATTTTTAAGACTTTTTGTAACATGTCTTCAGAAATTTCTTTTACTTCTTTAAACTTACTTAAATAGTCTAATGTTTTGTTAGTAGCAATAACCATATTTTTGTCTGAGCTTATCTCTTCTCTGACGACCGATTTTTTTATTTCATTTTTTAATCTTTCCAGCTCTTCATTTAAAAATATTTTAAATTCTAATCCGTTATTTTCAAAAGAACCTACAAATTTATTTAATAAATCTTTTTGCTCCTTCAATAAAGAAGAATATTTTTCATTAAAGCTTCTGCTAAAAGTGGAATATACAATATTATCAATAGGCTGCATAACTTTTCTATTTTTATTTTCATCGACTATTTTAATTTTATTAATAATTGTTTGTTCTAATAAGATTTTTTCTTTAATTGGAGTAGCATCATTAAAAATTTGCGAAATGGTCGCTAAATCTTTATAATTTGGCACAAAAGAATTATACAAGCCTATGCCAAGAGTTTTATTAATTTTATTAATTAATTGCGTTTGTTCGTTAAAAATTGCTCTTTTGTTTAGTTTCTGATAACGCTGTTCTACTTCTTTAATAAATTTTTCAGCAAATTCTTGCTCAACAGAGTTTTCTTCTAAAGATTTATATAACTTCAATTCTTTATACAACTCAGAATTTGGCGAAAAATGCTCTAAAATTATATTTTTTACAAGCTTTATCTTTTCAACATCACCATCTAATGCTCCGCGAGTGCCTTCTCTTAATAAGACTTCGTAAAGAAAAGCAGTATTTCTTTTCTTATTATGTTTCATTTTTGTTTTCTCCAATTATTTCTTTTTTACCAAATATTTTATCAATTTGTTCAATTTTTTCTTGAACTTCTAATAATAATTGTTCGTCTTTTTCGAATATATCAGATTCAGTTAATCCTCTTGACAGTGTATTTAAGCCACTCATACCTTTAAATATATTTCTACTCGCTGAAGATGCAACTTGTCCTCCTGATTGTGCAGAATATGATCTTTGTCGAGCACCTGAACCGTTTTGAGAAGAGGAGACTGGTCTATACCATTTACCTTTTGAGCCAGAAGTTAGATGAGGTGTCTTAACAGAAAAGACGGATTTATCTTCACGGCGGGCTGGGGCGGCTAATAATGGCGACTCTTTACCTGTTTCACCAGTTGCCTCTGGCGTTTCTTGCGCTTCTCCTGCCGATGGCGCTTCTGTTCCTATTGCTGGGATTGTTTCGCCTTCACCACCACCTAATCCACCACCGCCACCAGCGTCTGGGGTCTCTTCGGAGCCAATACCTTCAAGATTTTTAGATAGCATTGCATCATATGATAACTCTCTTTGAATTCTAACAAATTCTTGTGGTTCGATCTTAAGAATATTTTCAAATATGTGTCTTTTGCTAAAACCTTGCTCTTTTGCGCTTCCAGCTACAGATAATTGCTTATCTAAATGTTCTAATTCTTGTAATTCAGCTAATTTTGATGGATTATGCAAACGAAGACTAAATTTAAGAATGTCATCGTTTCGAAAACCAAGAGTGTATAAATGGATCATTCCTATTTTTTCTAATTCTCCAATTATAACTTTTTGCAGTCTTTGAATTGTGCGAGCAAAACGTATGTCTTTTTGCGCCAACATTGTTTTATCTTCTGCTGCGCCTTCACCTCTTGCGAGATATGCTTGAGGAATTTTAAGAGCAGAAAACAATTTATCTCTTAAATACTTAACGTCGTCAATAGCGCCATTATATTGTCCACCAGGAAGTGTATCTATGCTGGTTCCGCTACTTGTTCCACGAATAGGAATAAAATAGTCTTCATCAATACTCATTGGATTATATCGAAGATCTACACGACCAGTATTTGGATCTACAATTTGATTGCGTTTCATTTGAGCTATAATTTTTTGCATATATTGCTCAACGTCTTGTGGTGGAACATTTCCAACATCAATTTTAAATACACGACGGTCTGGAGCGCGGACGATTCGATAAGCCATCATAGCATCTTCTAATAATTGTAGTTGACGCCAAATGCGACGAGCAGGCTCTAAGATGGATGTACCGTATGGAGAATACTTATCTTGTCCAAGAATGCGAAAATGGGCTACTTGCCAATTTTCAAATGTCATCTGTGCGCTGTTCCATTGAAATTGTACATAATTTGGGTTAGTTTCGTCTTCTCCTTCAAGTCTTTCAACCTCTGGTGAAGGTAACCCAAGCACACTTTTGATTCCAATCCTTTCATCTATGTCAAGATATAAGAAAAAATCACCAAACTTGACCATTGTACGAGACCAGCCATACAAATTTTGTTCAATATTAAGAGTTTTGTAGTAAAGACTATGTAATATTTGTTTTATTTCTTCGTTCTTGCAATCGATTGATAAAATTGGTCTAAATTGATTAAAAGTAGTCATCTCATCTGCATAAATATCCATTGCTGATGCGATTTCTGGCATGAATTCCATTTGATCAAAATCGCTATAACGTTCTGCACGGCTTTGATTAGCCATGATGTTACTTTGTATGGCTTCAAATGGATTGTAGCTTTTCTTCTTAAAGCTTTGTCCACTTGTTGAAGTGAATTTAAAACGATCTAAATCTCTACGTTTAAAGCGAATTTGCGACTGTTGACGATAGTTTATTACTGGTCCAGAAAAGAGCCTTGTTAATGCATTATAGAGTGGCGACTCTTGATTTTTTGGATTGTTGCTTGAAATACTTTTTTTAGTATATGAATTACTATTAGCCATTTTTTAACCTTTTATCAACCAAGCAAATTGTTTATAAGTATTTTGCTGTTGTTTAATTTTTTGTTCATATTCATACCCCTGCATACCAGGTATGGTGGTATTAAGATAATTTCTTGAGTTTGTTAAAGCCCCAAGAAACGCTTTTGAATACTCCAAATTTCTTTCGTTGTTTATTATAGCAGTGTCTCTCACCCAACAAGCTATAGCGAGAGACATAATTAAATCATCGTTATAACCCTTTTGTGCTTCTGGACGACCGTTATTCCATATGAACGTGTCTAATTCATTCAGAGTTCTTTGCGAGTTAATATTTACGTTTTTGTTACGGATAAATTCATCAAGTTTAGCTACAATTAGTGGACGTGTTTTCATGGTTGTAGTAAACCCAGGAACACTATTACTGCTATACTGTGCAGAAGTGGTATCCATAAATTCGTGAGATGATTTTGTGCTGTAATAAACATTTGGATAGCGCATATCTACAAGCTTTGTGATCACAGAGTATCCGATGTTGTTGTTTTCTACAACAACCATGCAACCACCATATTCTAACCCAGTATCATAAATAAGTTTAGCAAAATTATCAGGATCTAATTTTCCTTGATATTCCGCTACTTGTTCCATATTTTTTACATCAATGATATGGAAAACTGAATAGTCTTTTCCATCTCCGCGAGCAACGTCGGCGCTTAAAAGATAACTGCCACCAGATTCAAAAGGTTTCCAGATATGTAAATTTCGATCAATATAAGTTTTATAAGAAGGTTCCCTTGAATTTTTTTTCATGCGGTTAATATCATCCGCATTAATGACAGTTTCACCAGATTGATTAAAATTACATTCAAACTCTTGAGCAATTTGTCTTTTGCTCATGTTCTTGGTCATATTATCAAACCAAGCTTGATCATACTCTGGATGTAGCGTCCAAGAGAGTTTTGTAGGTTTAAAATTGTTTCCACCAGCTTCCGAGTCTACATACGTTTTATGAAACCAATTACCGACACCATTAGGAGTTGATAGAGCGATACAGCGCCCACCAGTTGAAATAGTTGGTAATAGACCTGTCCAGAGGTCATCCATATCGTCAACGAATGCAGCTTCGTCAACAATTAAAAGGCTTAAGGCTTGACCACGACCAGCATCTTTGCTGGTTGGCGTACCTTGAATTTTTGAACCATTGCTTAGTTCAAATGTAGTTTTATTATTTACTGTGACAGTGGCTAATTTTAGAAAGTCTGGGACTGACTCGATTATATCTTTAACTTTATCGACTATTTCAATGGCAGTTTTTTGTTTTGTTGCCATGACGAGGACGTTCTTCTCTTTGTGAAAAAGCATCATCCAAGAGCAGTAGCCAGATACGATAGTCGAAATACCCATCTGGCGACTTTTTAAAATTATATTATATCTATGATCATGAAAGTCATTCAAGAGCTGCTTTTGAAAAGCAAACGTTTTAAACGGTATTACGCCTCTTTCTTGATGAACAATTTTTGCATAATTATCTAAAAAATATGCTGGATCTCTTCCGCATTTAAGAATTTCACTTTTAAGTTCTTCTTTAGATAATTTGTAAGACATGCCATCACCCTGATTACCTTATTTTGATCTTGTATTCATTAACCAGCGTTTTGAAATATCTGCCATGCGTTCTTGTTCTGAATCGTATACCTTCTCTCCAGAACCATCAATATCTACATTTCCGATTTTATAAACTTGAATAGCATTTACATAGGCAGTTCTACGATTTGCTGTTTGAACCAAAATTTGGATATCGCCTTCTTCCGTCAATGATAAGCTTGATTTTGTTGATTTACGATATTCTTCTTTGAGATGTTTTGTGATTTGTTTTACAATATCTCTTGTGTCAGTTTCAAAATTTTTATTATGAATTCTTGTTAGGGGCTCTTCGCTATGATATTTAATAATCAAACGATCACCTTGAAATTGCACACCGAACCCATCCATAACTCTTGGATCGTAGATTGAGCATCCTTGAATTAAATCTTGCGTTTCTCGTTTAAGACCAAATTCAGTGCCACCATGGTGTTTGGCTTTTAAGGCATCTTGAATTCCTACAATAACTTCTAAAATATTAGCCATTTTTTTTATCCTCTAACTCACATAAATAACATCTATAACAAGCTTTAAATTTATTTAAATATAAATCGTCACGTTTATCGAAAGAGTATTTTTTACAAATACTACATTGTTTTTCTATATTTTTATTAATTAGTTTCTTTGGTAATAAAACTCCGTCGACTTCAACTTTTTCTCTTGTCTCTTCGTTTTTATATTTTTTAAAAACTGCTTCTTTTTGTTGCTGAATGTATTGTTTTTCCTTTTCTTCATCCCAGAATTGTTTTGGGTTCTGGGTGGCGAGATCACCATACTTTTCTTTCACTGCTTTTTCTAATGCTTGAATATAGTTTAAGTCCTTCATATTTCCTCTACTTTATCTGTACCGCTGCATAAAATATTGTTATAGATATTGTAACGCCAACTATAAAACCGCCTATAAAATATAGATTAGACCACTTGTTTTGTTTTTCTAAGAGATCTATTCTTTCTTGCTTTGCATTTAATAAACTTTTTTGTAGTTCTTCTTTTATTTCTATTTCTTTCTCTTTTTTCTTTATATCTGTTTCTAATACTAATTTTATTTTAGAAATCTCTGTATCTTTTTCTAAAGCTATTTTAGCAATTTTTGATTCTTGGTTTGCTAAGAGTTTAGCCATAGCCTTATCATCAAAAAGTAGCCCACCTACAGGTGAAACTTGTCCCTGCTCTAATTCTATAAATCCCTCGGAATCCAGTTCTGGTGTTTCTGCTAAGGCAATAGCTGGTTGTGTCGCCAAAATAATTGGCAACACCAGTGTTATGAGTACGTTTTTAAGGTTTATCATCTCTTCTTAGGTCTTCCTTTCTTTTTCTCAGCAACTCCTGTTTTTTTAGCTACTTCTTTTTTAAATTCTTCTCTATTTTCTTTAGCTAATTTTGTTAATCTTATTTTTTCTTTTAGCTCCTGCGCTGCTAACTCAGACTCTTTTTTCTTTTTTTCTTCTTCTATCCTATTTAACTCTTTCTTTTTTTCTTCTTCTAATTTAGTTGTTTCTACTACTAATTTTTCATCAGCCTTGTTTTTTATTTCTTCCTCTTTATTAGCAAGCTGCGAATTAGTTTCGGATTGTAAATGTTTTTTCCAAGCTACAAATGCAATAACAATTCCAGCTATCGCAAGCCATATCCATTTTTTAATTTTTAAAAATAAAGCTTTTAATTTTTCCATTATTTTTTCCTATTTACCAAATTTCCACTTAGAAGCTAAGTCAGCAAACCCTTCGACTCCTACGTATCCTAAAGATATAGCCGTCCACTCATCGGGAGTGATTTTTCCAAGACCTAAAAATACAGAAGCCGTAATCCATACTAAAAGTTTTCTTGAAATAGCCTTTGCTGTGATTATATCTAATAATCCACGATCATTCTCTTGTTCTTTTAATTCTTTTTTTACTTCTTTTTTCATATCTTCTATTATCCCCATGTAATTTTCCTCATTGGTCAATATGCGCGTATCCATTTATCTTTTCAATTGAAATTTGCATATCAACACAGTCTTTTAAACTGTCTAAATGTGAAATAAGTATGACAGTTTTGAAATATGTCTTAATTAGTTCTAAGATACGTACAAAGCCATCCATATTTTCTTCGTCTAACGCAGTCCCAGGTTCATCTAAGATGAAGATATCACCTTTTGGAAGCGTTGTTACATTCAAAAGTGCTAATCTTATTGCTGTTGATGCGATTGTTTTTTCTGCACCGCTGCCCATTTCTAATGGGCGTGCATCGTATTTAGGATGTTTGATAAAAATATCCAATTTATCATCATCATTCTCAAGATAAACGCCAAATTCTACAATATTTGTTAGAATTTTAGCAATTTCTGCATTGATCTCTGGTAGCTTTTGCTTGATAATCTCATAAGAAATGCCGCTTGGATGCATACAAGCTTGAAAAAGATCGTATGCGGCGTATTCCTTACGCAAATTTTCAAGATCAGCCTTTTGCTTCTTTAAGATCTCCACTCTTTCTGTTGCTGAACCATTTTTTCTATGAGCTTCGATGATTTCTGCTTCACATCGCTTGAGATCTTTTGTTGAAGAACCAAGTTGAAAGCGACAAATTTCACGATTGTTGAATAATAATTGGCAGTTTTCAATAGCTTCTCTGTTATTAGCATAGTTTTCGAGTTTTCTTTTAAGATCTTCAAGCTCTTTTGTCTTTTTTTCAATAGCAACATTATTTTTTTCAATTTTTAGCTCGTTTGAGGTTAATTTTTTCTCAATCTCTAATCTTTTTTGGGTAATTTTAGTCTTTTTGTTAAACAAGTCAGCGACTTGTTCGTCAAGTTCATCATATTTCTTGCTTAATTCTGTTAGTTCTTCACTTTTATCATCTGATTTTTTCTTTAGTTCTGGATATAACTTCTTAGATCCGAACGCATCCTTAATGAATTTGCAGCTTGGGAATGAATCTCCGCATGGAACACTATCTAAAAGTTCTAATTTATGCTTTGCGCCACTTAATTGAGCTGAAATAGATGAAATTTCTTTCTCTAATGGAAGAATCTTTGCGTTCAATCTCTCCAATTCTTCTTGATCCCTGGTAATATCAGTTGAATTAATCGCTGAAAGCAGCTCATCTGCTTTTTTAATAGCGTTTTTAGCACTATCGTTTTCTATTTGCATCTGCTGATTTGCTTCAAGGTGGTGTCCAATATCCATTTCGATTTGGACAGCCCTTAAAGACTCTGCATTATAGTCAATAATTTCAGTGGGGATGCTATTTAACGATTTATTTAGCGTACAAAGCTTTTCATTCAAGCTATCAATAGAAAGTTTGATGCTTTCGGCTTCATCGGACTTTTGCTTTAGAAGATTATCTGCTGCAACAACCTCTAATTCAGCTGTTGCAATATCTCTATCATAATCATTGCCTTCAAGTTTCTTCAAGAGGCTCTTAACTTCTGATGATTCTTCTTTTGCAAGCTTGTATTTCTTCTCAAAATTCTCAAGATCAAGAAACTTTGCCAGGATTTCTTTACGTTTTGTAGAACCTTCACCAATAAATGATAAATAACCAAATTGACTTGCCATAGAAGTCAAGAAAAAGTCATCAATTGTTCCAAAAAAACGACGAATATTCTTGTCCGTGTCGTTACGAGCAAGACCATTTAGTGATTCACCGCTTGTGGTAAACTCTACGTCAGTCTTTGCCTCTGTGGTTGCTACGCCTTTAAGCTTTTTTGTATATTTTTCTGATGTTCTTTTGATCGTATAAAGCTCGTCGTCAATTTCAACCTCTACTTTACCAGCGCCTTTATCACGATTTTGATTAATAACGTTAATATTCTTACGATTGTTCTTTGATGTTGTATTATAAACCGTGTATAGCAGTGAATCAATCACTGAGCTTTTGCCGCTATAGTTTTTTCCAAAGATACCGACAATCCCCTCCAGATTTTCAAAGTTAATCTTGTTGCCTTCGCCATAATTGAACAGATTATCCCATTCAAGAGTCTTTAGCTTCCAATTAACATTACGCAAAACTTCTTCGTTCTCTTCAAGATATGAAGAAAACTTCTTGTTTAGAGCAACAACTTTGTCCAAAACAACATCTTCGGCTTTGAAATCCTTTAGATAATTACGAATCAGCTTCTCTTGGACAGAAAGATCACGTAAGTTCTCGCTATGCGTCACAACATTTGATACTAATTCATGGTCGCTGGCGCTTGCTGTAGCTTTGTTAACGAATGTAACGCTTTCGGGGCTGTATTTGCTCTTAACGACTTCTGTAGCCTTCTTGATCTTATCTAACGACACGCTTTTATCAGCAACAATACGGATACGTGCGCCATTTTTCACAGAAACATCTGGAATTTGTCCACTGTCATCAAGAGTAATAGTAAAAAAGGGGCGTGGATTTGAAATTGCGTAGTGCTTGCAGCTAAACTTGTCCTTGGTTTCAATATTCCAGATCAAAAAACCCTTATCGTCTGTTTCGCCGAAGTTTTGCTGCACGGTAGAACCAGGATATCTTACTCTTCCTTCCAAATCCAACACTTGATTGGTTTTGTGAATGTCGCCAAGCATCGCAAAATCGTGTCCAGCAAAGATATCTACAGAATAATCTCCGTGTTCCATGACATAACCAATGTCTGTTTGAACACCAGCAACAGATCCGTGGAAAAGAGCAACGTTAATCTTGTTTGGATCGCTTGGTTTGACCCAATTTTTCTCGTCAAATACGCTCATAACGTTAAAAGAAAGCCGATCATTTACAGAAATCTCGCCAGCATCTTTTAAAAGGTAAAGATTTTGTAAATTTAGAGCTTTTACAATGGGTGTAATTGCATCTTGACGGCTATCGTTTCGTAGGTTGCCATCATGGTTACCGAGAATAATATAGGTTGGGGCAATAGAGGCAAGATTTTTGAAGAAATCACCAGCCATTTCAACAAATTCTGGTGAAATTTGCGTCTTTGTGTGGGCAATATCGCCACAATGAACGATATAATCTACTCCTTCGGAGCGTAGAATGTCGTACATTTTACTGAAAACTTCACGATATTCATCGTGATATTTAAGATTTTTGATGTGCGTATCTGCTATGTGAGCAATTTTCATTTATGCCTCATAAAAAAGTCCCGTTAGGGACACTAACGGGACCAGTATACAACAAGTATATATTCTTGTCTACGGCTGTATTAAATTCTTTGTGTGCTTTCTTGTGTCCAGCTGATCATAAGCGGCAGCATTTTTTGGCTTACGCATAAAATCTGGATCTTGATCAATATTTGGATCGTGATCTATCCTTGGAAAGTGGGCAAATGCATTTATATTTCTTTTCTTACCACCAGTTATTTTTACAATTTCATTGTGAATCTCATTGCAACGAATATAAAAATTTTGATCTATCTCTTCTGGAGATAACAGATCAATAGCCTTATTTGGCGTAACTCCAATCATTTCAAGAGATTGAATTAAATCCTGTATAAAATCTTGTTTATTAGCAGGATCATCCATGCCATCTCTTGCTTTTACGAATAAGTGAATAACTTTTTGTTTAATAGGATCACCATAAAGAACTTTTCTTACTTCTTCTTTTATTAACTGTTTTATAAAACTTGTTTTGATTTTCATAGGTTTACCAACTTATTTAAGAGAAAATAATCTTTTCCATTAATTAGTTTAGCGTTCCGTTTGCATTCCAAGAATTGTTCGTGTGACATATCTCCAACATCCATACCATATGGTATTGGAACTTTGTAAATTTCTGCATCGTATTGCAGTAAATCAAGAATCAAACGTTCTGCTTTCTTTTCGGCGTCTGGGTCTAATGCAATATAGATCGCTGGGTCGTGCTTTATGATATCTCTGAACAGCTTTGAGCTTTCACGCATCGTAGATCCAAGGATTGGAATAGCATTACGCGCTTTAATTGCGTCAAAAACACCTTCTACGATTGTAACATCGCTGCTCCAATCAACATAAAGTTCATTAAATACCAGATCTTTGCTTACATCGGGGTTTTTATACTTCGACCAGCCGCCGCCGTCATAACGTCTGCCGACGTAATAATTGATTTTGCCTTCATTATTGAAGGATGGAATGATGACGCGATTTTCATATTCTCCAGAAACTGCATATCCCATCTTCCAAAACATGATATCTTGCTGCGAAATACCACGTTCACGCAAATATCTACGCACTGGTAGCGAAGTTAGCGATTGATCCCGATTACAAAGCGTTTGAAACTCTGGTGGAAGTTCTGGAAGTATTGTTTTTTCTTCTGTTGTATCTGGTGCATCGAAAATTTTATCGTAATCTGATATTTCAACAATTCCGTGAAGTTCATTCCAATTGCGATTATGGCTAAAACTGCCATAGCGAATGACAATTCTGCGGATAGTAGAGCCATTCCAATCACATACCCAACATTTAAACTTATCTTTTGATAGATTGATGCTAAGTTTTTTCTTATGGTGTTTACACTTTGGACAAAAGAAAAGATGCTCATTCCCAACGCGATTGTAATCGCCTAATATTTCTTTTAAGATATTTAACTTTTTTGTTTCTGACATAGAATATAGCCAGCCTTTGCAATCACATAACTATCTGCACGGTCATATGTACCGGGCTTTGGATTACCATGAGCAGTATACTCTACTTTAAATTTGGGTTCAAGCTCTAAAATTTTCTTCAGTACCACTTCTTTTGCATTTTCGCCTTTTTCAACTTTAATATCAAGTTTTTTACGGGCAGAAGACGCTCCGATGTATTCAGGCTCTTTTTTAAAAATTTCGCAACATATCCAACTAACTATACCATTAAATTTACCGAGCGTCAAGATGACTTGTGCGCTACTTAAACCTGGTCGAAATGCGTTAAGGGATTGCTCAATATAAACGTCTTTAATGTTATATAAATTTTTTATCTCTATTAAGCGTTCCTTTACAGTCTGGGCTTTTTTGAACATTGAATCTAATTTTCTTAGATCAATCATTTCATTATGTAAAATATGACCATCTTCTGTAAGAACAGTGAACCCAGTTATTGATGTACTTATATCTAATCCTAATATCATAAAAAGCCTTTATGTTATAGCTGTCCAGCTTGTACCATTATGGAAATACAACGTTGTGCCGCTTACAGCCATTAACCCTAACGAACCAGCGGGTAACGTTGTATATGGAGTTAATTTTACCAAAGAGCTTATCAATTGTGCAGACCCAGTTAAAGTAATATTTTTGTTTGTTTCAATTGGATATTGATAATCCATTTTAGTATTTGCTATATTTAAACGATTATCTACTTTTGTTGTTTCAGCAGTAATAATAGGCAATTCAGAATAAAAATAATTTTTGTCATCTGCTCGAAAATCACCATTTGATCTGTAATTTGCGCTACCAGAAGCAGCGAATAAAGGATTATAGTAAGATATTCTAATGTCGCTTTTAAAAGAAGCAATAAAAGGCGTTGTAATTGCGCTATAAACATTTCTTAAATCTAATACAGAGTTAATATTTAGGTTACATTTACCATTTAACAACATTAGATAATCGGAATTGCTTGTGCCAGATAGAGAAGAAGTCGAACTAACCGCTCCAAATTCTATGAAGGTATTATTTGTCGCATTTATAAATCTAAAAAATGGTCCATGTGCTGTCATTGGTGAAACTAAATTTAAAAATGACTGATTGTAGCCATCGAAACCAATGCTTTTATAGTAAACTGAATCGTTTGGATTCGACCCAACCACTGAACTATATAGTGAAACTCTATCGCCTGATGCTTTATTGCTTATCATTTTTCTTGGTAGCGTTACGCTGTCGCAAGATGTAAAAGTCAAGGAACAATTGTTTGTAAAAGAGCTACGTAGATCTATAAGAGGTACGCTTGTAAAATTTAAACCAATATTTTCAAAATAGCATGCTACTGCATTAAATGAATCTACTTGACTATATGAAGAATAAATAGAAGCACTCGGATACAAGCTTGAAAAATAAACATACGCTAAATATGTTTTTGGACCTAAAACTAATCTCGCAGCAGAACTACCAGTTGGTTGAACAAGATTAATTATGTTACAGGAAGATATACGGATCTCATCGTTAGAATATGAGCCGTACCTTGCCTGTAGACCAGTGCCAGCTATTTGACCCGAATTGTTTTCATCAACAACGCCTACTGGATGATAAACAGAAGAAAAGAAGTAAGTGTCAGTGCCACCGCCATCATTTAATGGTACATTTAAATTAATATTCTTAAAACTTATAACACCTTGATTACCAGCAGATCTAAAGTAGCCGTTTACTGTGCTGACGTTCCTGATAATATAATAGTCGCTATAACCAAAATAAGACGAGTAGGTTGTATTATTTGTATGTATTGTGCTGCCCGAATTACCAGTTATTAATATATCAGAAGTAAAAGGATTTGTTCTTCTGTTGATATAGAAACCTTTAAGTGAATTATTAGCTGGTGGGCTTGAAAAATTTAGCAAAAGAGATCTGAAACCGTTTGTATCCCCAGAATCAGCATCTGTTGAAGTTTGCGAAATAGGCGATAGATTCTCGTAAACTGCTTGTGTCGCTCCTTTAAATAAAACTAAAAGGTTGCTGTCATTACCAGAATATCCTTTATTTAAAATATTTATTTTTTCGTTGTACGTCCCGCTTGCAATATTTACAATAGTATGATACTGCACTCTTGTTGCTGCTGCGTTATTATAGGTAGGGATAGAGTCTACTGCTTTTTGAATTGTGGCAAATGAGCTTGTTAAAGTAAGTCCATCGTTATCATCGGAGCCAGTTGGGGAAACATAAAAATTTCTAATATTTTTATTATAAAGCTTTGTCGAATCTAAAAGAACTGTCTGCGCGTCAACGGTGGAAGACCCAGAGTTTTGAACTAAATAAACATCATTTTGAGCTGGGATGTCTACAATCGCTGAATCGTTTGTAACAGTCGCCTTATACATTACATATGGAGCGCTTGGCGCACTAATATCTAAAAATAAATCTCCGCTTGCTGGGCGTAATTGAAATGGGACAAGATTATTAGTAAAAATACCATCGCCATCAAAATCGGTTAAGATATTTACTGATAAATTACCAATCTCGCTTTCTGTAAAATACACAGAACCTGATGGTGAACCTCTTGTTAAATTTATAGTAGCTGAACCAGATTCACTAAAGTAGCCGCTAAAGACGTAACGGCTTGCGTTATATTGCCCAAGGACGTTTCCTACAGAGCTAACAACTCTTGCGTTAACTTCTTGTAAGGATTGATCTATCTTGTGTATAGCATTGTTTAAGGAATAAAAACCATCAGACGATGTTGAAATAGAAGGAATAACGAAAGTAGAATCAGCCTTTACAGTTAATGCTCCGCTAACTGCTAAATCTTGCTTTCCGTCAACATCGGTTAGTATTTTTATTTTTCTTGCCATTTTATTCCCTTTTAGTTATAGCCTAACACACAGATATCATAAATTTCATTAACATTAAACCCACTCTCTGCGCCGCTTGAATCTACTGCTGTTGTTCTCCAATAAATAAAAGTATTATCAGAAACTTTTCTTGCACGCATATTATATCGTAGATTATTCGCAGCTGGGGCACTAAATTGCATAGTAGCAAAAAATTTGCTTTCTAATCTATAGTTATGATTCGCAAACTCTTTACTATCTAATAAAAATTTATCTTCTTCCAAAGAATATGTTTTATTAGAAAAATTTATTGTTGCTACAGAGTTATCATTTAGCGATTCAATAATAAAATTTCTATTATTGGTAGAAATGCTTAAATCATTAAATGTTGTAATTTCTGTAGCTGACATACTTTATCCTATAGAATTGGAGCGTCTACTGATGTCCAAGGCAACCACATCATTAAATACTTTGTTCTTTCGTAAGTGTCAGCAGCAACGGATTTAACAGGCGTTACTGCTCCGTTTGGAATGGAAACGCTTGTCCAAGTAATGTCTGGTAGTCTGCCTTTTAATTCAACTGGACCATTTGCGACGTTGACAACCGTTATTGGAAAATCACTATATGTAGCATCAGAGGCGTTTGGTGCTGTTAAAACGCTATTAAATAAAATACCAGTGCCTATTGAGCCGCCTTCTGGGATTACGGCTGGAATGGCACCAGCTAAATTAAGCGCGGTTGCGCCATCATGTGATCGTCCTGAAATAGCGTTAGACCCTTCTGTGTAAAGTGGCTGACCAGTAATACCAAAATTGTAAAAAGCACTTCCGCCATCAGCACCAGCATAAATGTCTAATCCTACTAACACCCACTTAAATTGATCCGCCGCATGAGTATTTTGTAATGGCAGGAATGATAAAAAGTTTGTAAATTTTCCTTTACCAACTTGTACTTCAGAAAACATAAAAGCCCCATCGCTTGTATATTGAAAATTAACTCTGTGTTGGGCTGTTGTGCTTGTATAATTATCAAAAATAATCAGTGTTGGCGCACCAGCATTTGCGTTTGAGTTAATGCCGAAATCCGCAGAACCAGTTGGTCGTGTAGACGTTGTACCGCCACCAATTGGACCTTTGGTGACCGTAAATTGCGCTTTATTAGAAATAACATCAGCTGACGTATAATCAATAATAAAATAATAATCCGAAGCAGAACCAGATGGGGCTTGAAGAACTATCCATGAATGGGGAGCGCCAGTAGCATGATAAAAGACTTTGCTATTTTTGCTACTTCTTAATGTAGCATCAAATGTGCTACCCCACAAATCACTGGAGCCTGTGCTTTGTGAATCTGATGAACTAACAACAGTCCAACCGACTTCTTTCATACGTTCCTTCATCCACCACAAATTCCATGCTGGACCATTAACTGCGTCAGCAGAGGTAGAGGCGCGTGGGTTCACGACGTTCACCATCTCGCCAGAAACGCTACCAGAGCATGACCAATTTAATTCTAAACTCATTTTATTTCTCCAAAATTATAAAATTTCTATTATTGCAGTTTGCAAATATACATAGTTGCTTGAGGAACCAGAAGAATAGTATCTTAATTCGTATTGTTTGTTAGATACATTTGGTATTGACCCATTTAATCTTATTGTATTAGGACTTGTGGAGCTAATAGAATCCGAATCAATAACTGTATTCGACGCTAAATCATAAAGCTTTACAACCATAGGATAGGAAGTGTTTTGCGTAAAGCCAGTTACGTCTAAATAAAAACCAGTTGGTGCTTGCGATGGGCTTAAAGGAAAATTAGAAGCTATGGTATCGATTATATTATTTGTTGAAAGATTACTGGCGACGGTTATAAATGTTTTACCGTTAGCTCCATTTGTACCGTTAGCGCCAGCTACTCCAGCCGTGCCTTGCGGTCCCTGCGGACCTGCAATTATAAGAACGCCATTGCTGCCAGATACAGGCGACAGCGATCTTTGATTCTGAACAGACAATCTGTAATTGCAGTTAGGTGATGCTGGGGCGTCAATCGCGATAAGCAAATCACTACCAGAGGCAAATATCTGATATGATGTTAAATCGTTTCTATATTTTCCATCACCGTTTGTATCCAGCAGGAAATCAATTGCTATATCAAATAAATTACCGCTTGCAAAGTTAACAGAACCAGATATAATAGATGTTGTTAGATTAATCTCTTTTAAGCCGCTTGCATCAAGCGAACCAGTGAATGTGTACCTATTTTTATTGTACTCATCCGCAAATCCGGCAATCGCATTTGCTATATTTGCATTTGTTTGGTAAACTGAATCGTTTACTTGGTGTAAAGCATAATCTACATCATAACTGCCGTTCGCACCAGTTACAACAGGTATAGTATCGAAAGAAGCGGTGGTTGTTATGATTAGCGAACCGCTAACTACAACGTCCTGTGTGGCTTCTAAATCCGATAATACTCTAACTGGTTTAATTTCCATAAATATCTAAAACTCCAAGCAAAAGTAGATATGTAAATAAATAGTTTTGAGCTACCTATTTTGCAAAGTAAGTTAAAATATTATACCATTTCACATGCAGAATTAAATAGTATAATATGTTGGATCTTCATTTATGGCTAATAATTTGTATTGATCGGTATCAGTCAATTCTGGCGCTTCAAGAGAAACATAAATATAGCTTGATGACTCATAAACACTAACTGCCAAGATATCATTTGTCCACAAAGTGCCATCTTTTACAAAAACGCTTACATTTACATAATCTAAAGAAGCTGTTGGAAATGCCGAACCCCCGTAGGCACCAGTCGGCAACTGTATTAATGCACTACCAGATGCATCAAAATACCCAATCTCTTGATATCTTAAGCGCTTGTAAGCATGAATAATTTGTGTAGGATCAAAAGTGGTGCTTTCAGCGTATGAAGCTGTTATTGCGTGGGATGCAGTACCATATAACGAAGCCGTTACGGAAGTTAATGAAATATTATCAGCTAAACTTACTGTTACCGAACCGCTTGAGCCACCGCCAGTTAAATTTGTTCCAGCAACTACTTCTGTAATATAATCAGAGGTTATATCTGTTAGCAAATCGCTAACAAAATCACCTACGTATGCATACGCAGTGACCGCTGTTGGTGTTCTACCAATATCCTGTATAAATAAAATACCAGAATAATAATCTAAATAATAATCCTCGTCGTCAAGACCGCCAATAATCCCAGAAGAACTGCTTATTTGTGCGCTATAAAGATCCCCAAAAGATGGAGGAACTAATTGCAGAGCACCATTTGAGTCAGAAAGAACAGCAGAATTTAAAAATGCTCCAGTTCCCTTTTTAGCATTAGACGAATTACTTACATAATCACTTGGTAGAACTAATTTATAAGCATGAACTCCGTTTACTGCCGTATTGCCTTCATCGTCTATTGTAGTACCAGCGATGGAACCTAATGTGCTTGCATAAGTAGAAAGCGCAATTGGCTCTAAAGTAAATTGTATTTTTTCTACCGTGCCTTCTGTTATGCTATAAAATGAGGAACTTGGGACTGACGGTATGTTATTCCCAAAAATAGTGCTTGAACCAAGCTGTACGGAAGATCCTATACTTTCGTTAAAAATACCAAATTTAGCGCTTGTATGGCTCTTACCATAAAGTTTTTTAAATGCTATTAATAACTGGTTTTTCTCTGTTAAAGCCATTTATTAGAGTCCTGTTATGGTTATAGAGCTTATATTATTAGTCCAAGTATCAGAAGCTTCTATTCTTAATACAAAATATTCATTAACAGCTAAACCTTCAGTTAATAAGTTAATTGTATGGGTTGAAGAGGTTGAAGTTGTAACTTTAGAACCTTGCAAAGCTCCTAAATTATCCGCAGTGGCGGAATAACCGGGCGCAGGCGTTCCTGTTGCTATATCACGCCATCCTGTTTTGCCGGGAATTTTAATCCAAGCTTTTATATTATTGGTATTCAACGTTCCTTCGTGGGTTGTTACGTTGATTCCGCTACCGCCATTTATTGTTAAGGTAAATACTGCAATTGCGCTGCTACCATTACGGAATACGCGGTGATAGGTTTTATTGCCACTTTCAGCAGAATAATCTGGTTGTCCTGCAATCATATGTACAACACCAGAGCCGTCTATATCGCCATTATTTAAAATTTTTGTTGGGTAACGCATTGCGCCGTTGTAAACCGCTAATTCGCCAGCAGCTAATGATGATCCGCTTGGGAAGGCTCCTATTGCATTAGATGCGTCCGCTTGGATTGCATAACTGCCAGATTCAGCACGATAATTTTCTAAACAGAAGTATTCAGCTGCTGTTGTATTAGCAGTGTTCACATTATCGTAAAGAATTGTATTTGTTGTTAAAGTTGTTGCACCTGTTTTGCCGAGACCATTTGCTGAATTTAGCGTTGAAGCGAGAGATGCTCCGAGTAATCTATATGATCCATTAAATGTATGACCTACACTTACTGCAATATCATCAAGATTTGTTGTTGGCGTTGGGATAGAAACGCTTCCAGCGCTCAATCCTGCGGTCAAACCGCTAAAAGATAACCCACCAGCTACCGGATAAATATTTCTATAGAAGTTACTTACATTTGTAGTAAAGTTGTATGCTACGCTTGTATAGTACTTGACACCAGAAAGATACTTTGCTCCGCTTACGACGAAAGATGCTGAAGTCGGGGAGGTAAAGCCATAATTATTTGTTCCAGCTGCGGCGGATGGATCATAAACCCAGTCAATAAAGTTTGTTACATGCGTTCCAAGCGAAGAAACATGTGTAACTTTTGCGTAGTTATGACCATTGCGCCATAAACTTGTTGGTATACCAACTGTAGCGGTTCTGTGCCGAAATAGATCAAAACCTTGACCAGAACCAATAAATGATGCTGTATTCGCTGCGGATAGCAAGAATGTTTGGCTAACAGCAGAATTAGTGTCTGATGTAGAACCAGATGGAGTAATTTGAGTGCCGTTTACTTCTAAAATATATGCTCCTGCGCCGTTAGTTGGAACATTAAACGCTTTTGCTGGATAGTTTGTAAAAGCTCCAGCGTCCGCAGAAACATTGTTATTCAGCGACATGGTTAATGCCACTGGTGAGGCATAAGCACCTAATCTTACTGGGAAGCCTCCTGCCCCATTTGCAGCTGTAAATGCTTCTGTAAAATCTTTATTTGTTAATGTTGCACCTAATGATGCCGTAACCGACTCATAACCAGCTACTGAATAAGAAGCACCAAACGCGAGGCGCATATTTGTACCAGTAGCACCAGATGTTTTTTCTAAATTTGATAAATCTGGTGCTACTTTGGGGGCTAAACCTTTTAGAACTTCATTTATTCTATCTACGGCTGTACCAATTGGCGTTGCTTCGGTGAAATCTGTGAACAAACCATCGGTATAATCTCCATCTTCGGCAGCACCGATTGATCCATTGCTGACATCGCCGGGAACCCATTGGCTTCCATTCCATTTAAGAAATTGATCAACTTCTGCGGATGAAGCGGAAACATCTAAAAGGGCGTTAATAGACGCAGAAATGGAAGTTTCATAATTTAATGAATTTACTAAAGTTGTAACTTGAATTTCGCTGGCTTTAAGAACACCATCAATGGTCACATCATTTGAAAAATAGGCTTGAGTGCCTGTTATTGGTAGAGAAGAGCTAACTGCGCCATTACCAAGCGTACCAGAAACTTTAAAAAGTACATTATTGCCGGAATCAGTTTTTAAAATTTGCTTTCGCGTTTCAAGGTCGGTAAGAACTTTTACTGGTTTTCTACCGTTGCCATTACCGTTGCCATTACCGTTGCCTGACATTCATTATTCCTCAAATATAGAATAATTAGTCTTACTCTTCTATTCCATATCTTTTTTTAAGATCTTTTAATGATCGTAAAAAGCCAGCTTGAATACCAAATAGTCGTACTTTTCTATCTAAAACATCTCTCAAAATAGAGATTTTTTTCTTTTCTGCAAGCAATTTTTCTATTGCATCTTGTTTTGTTATTTTTTCTTGCAATACATCTTGTTTTATTGATTCTATGTTTTCTCTACAAATAAAAAGCCAATTTGTAAATTGTAAAAAATTAAATTTATTTTTCATTATTCTTCGCCATCTATATCGTTTTGTATGTCTTTTATGATATTATCGTATTTTTTTTCTAATTTTTTTATTGCTTCATCAAGTATTTGCCTATTTTTTAATAATTCTCCTTGCGTTTTTATATCCCTTGTATGCATCAGCACTTCTTTTATTATTTCATCCATATATTTTACTAAATAGGTAACTTTGCGTTTCATTTGCTATCCATAACTTCGTGTATAAGCTTTGTGTATTCTTTTATGTGCTCTTCGTTTGTTATCATATATTTGCTTGCTTTTTGTCTTGATTCATGTTTGTATTGTTCATGATTTTTATCAAAATTTTGGCATATATCTAACAAGATTTCTGAAGCCTGTTGAGCATCGTTACCTTCGTAACAGTATCCAATTTCTTTCATCATTGGCGAATTATGAAGAATTGGATAGCCCATCCAAGCCGCGTCAAGATAAAGATAGTTTAGCTCGTTTTGATTTTGGCTTGCTATTACAATGTCACCATATTTTCCCAAAGCGTTTACTATTGCAATACCGCCCTCAAAAGAAGCCCTACCAGATTTATAAATATCGAGATTTTTTACAAAATCTATAAAGTCTTTTTTTTGTTTTATGATATTGGTATTAAAAAAATAACAATCACCAACATATTGTGGATTTTGTCGATAAAATCTCTCTAATACCACAACAGATTGTGTTGAAGTCTTAACCATGTTAAGGTTTGGCTCAAAATTTAATATACGTTTTTCTTGTTTTCCACTTGGGCTGTATTCACAAGTTTTTCCATAAAGAGATTTATAATTTTCATTACTCTTTTCTATAAAGCGCGGATCCCAAACATAAGGAGCAATTTTTGCCTCGCATCCATAAAGTGTTTCAAAAAAATACCTATCTCTAAAGTAATGCGCCGACAGCCAAGTTTTACTTATAAACCCTTCATTTCTATTAAAAACCCCATAATATTCATCGTTGCTTTTGAATAAAATTTGCTCATTAAACATTGAGAATAAATTACCAAGAATTAATTTTGCTATCCTTATCCCAGAATTATGTAATTCTTTATATTCTGCTGGCAATAGTGAGCCATGAGCTACAACAACAAAATTACAATATTTTTTTACATCTTTTAGATCGATTATAAGGTTACGAAAAGGATATAGCGGAGTATTTGGATCATCTGGTATATTTTTTCCAGAAGTATTTATAATATATGCTTTCTCAACGCCTTCGCATCTTTCGTAAAGCTCTCTTAAAATAATAACATTTTGTCTGATACCGTTTGTGAAAAGCGATTCAGTTGGATCTATTGAAAGTGTGATACCAATATTTATTTTTTTCATTTAAATTCCTAAAACATTTTTTCTAATAATAACTTATAAGCTTCAACATTTTTATCTTGCGTTGGCAAATAGGCAGAAATAAATTCTTTTGAATTTTTTAAATATTTCTCTCTATTGTTTGCGTTATCGAAATAATTTATTGATTTTTTTATTTGCTTCACAGCATCATCTGCGTCAAACTCATCATAATACCAACCAAGTTTTTTGATAAATTTAGAATTGTGTACCACTGGAAATCCTAACCAAGCAGCATCAAAATATACATAATTCAGATCGCAATGATGTGTATGGGATAACAAAATGTCTGTGTGCTGGAAAAGCGCCCAAGCTATTGGGTACCTATCTTCAAAGAAAATCTTTTTATTTTTTTGAATTTCTAATGTTTTTACAAAATTTATTAATTGTTTTTTATCTTTTATTGAAGATGAGCCAAACAAATTTAAACTATCTAATAGTTCTGGGTGTTTTAATTGCAGTTTTTCTCCTATTAATATAGGAAAAATAGAATTTTTCATAAAACTTAAGTTTGGCTCAAATACTCCAAGTCTTTTTTGTTCTATGCCTGCTGGATTATAAATTTTAGATGCTATTTTTTTAGTTTCATAAAGAGCATTTACGTGCTGTTCAAGAAACTGCGGTGACCAAACGTAAGCTCCAGCATATGCTGGGCATTCATAGGATACTTCAAAAATATCTTTATTTGTTTCGTATAGATGTGGGGAAATCCAAACTGCATCATAATGACGCTCTTTTGAAAAAACAGTCGTTTCTTCCTTTTTAAATAATACGCTTTCAACAAATGAGTAATATTCATTACCCATAATATGGTGTACGATCTTTATACCTTTTTTCTTCGCTAATTCAGCTATATCTTTATTGATGGTAACACATGAAACCACCAAAACATTTATTTTATCAAACATTTCCTCAAATTGTATGATGTTTTCCTCGTATTCTTTCCAAGGAGACTGCGAGTAATCTTTCTGTTTTCCAAAGTTTACATAATAAACATCACCAACAAAATCTATTTTTTTATAAAGATCACGCATTATTATTGCGTTTTGTCTGATGCCATTTGTAAAAAAAGACTCGGTTGGCTTATCTATAAGTACGGTAATACCTAAATTTATTTTATTCATTTTAGACTCCAATATTCTATACATAAGTAGTCTAAAAATAGCTTATAAATAAAAAAGGAGCGGAGATTTCTCTCCGCTCCCCAAATCAGACTAAACTGATTTTAATTTTTACTATTCCCCTTCGATACCCATACCTTCGTTAACGGCGATTAGACGTACATTACCGTTACCGTGGGCTGGCGCATCGATTACGACTTGTAGATAGCTACCAACGGTTTCGAGTTTAACAGCGATTAGATCGTTGACCCAGCCACCAGTTGTGCCAGCAACAAGAACATCAACCATAATTTTGTTGAGTTGTCCTGATGCAAATGCAGCAGTTTCTGGTAATGCATATGTCTTTGTACCACCGACAAGTGCAAAATCAGCAACGTGGCGTAGGCTGGTGTAGCCGTCTGCCATACCGGTGCTTCTACCAGCCAAGAAGCGGATAGCGCTATCAACATTGTACATGTTGTTAGCATAGCCAAGTGCTGCATCTGCGCCGGCGTCACCAAATGAAGCGCCAGAGATCATTAATGAGGCGCTTACAGCTGCTTGACCCTTAACTACTAATGCACCACCAAGTTCACCGTTGCCTGATGCCTTGAGTGCTGAAGCAGAAACCATTGTGTTGACAACTAAATTACCGCCGTCTGCATCAACGATCATGCTTACGTCTTTACCAGCTTCGCTACCCTTGATTACGATACCAGCATTTGCATTGCTTACTGGTGTTGCTGCGTAGTTAAGTTCAATTTGGTTGTCCTTAACTTGGGTATTTGTGGTTTCAAGGTAAGTTAGAGCGCCTTTAACGTTGAGGCTACCTTGAACGGTAACGTCACCGCTGAATGAACCGCTCTTAGCAGAGGTGATATCGTAACCACCCATGTTAAGACCGCCTTGCATTGCGCGTGTGCCATCAAGATAGAGGAATTTTAGATCTTCCGCTGCGCGTGATGAAGCTTCCGCTGAAAGAGCAGCAACAAGGCTTGCGTCTGCTGAAGCACGTACTGATTCTTCAGTTGATACACGGCTTGTTAATGAAGTATCTGCGCTTGCGCGGGCAACTTCTTCAGTTGATAGACGAGTTGTTAATGAAGAGTCTGCTAATGCACGTGTTGATCCTTCGACTGAAATTGCCGCGTCAATACTTACAACAGCTGAACCGCGTACTGATTCTTCAGTTGATAAACGAGTTGTTAATGATGTATCGGCTGATGCAAACGCAACAGCTAATGAACCATCTGCTGAAGCGCGTGTTGATTCTTCTGCTGAAATACGTGAATCAAGTGAAGAATTTGCTGCAACGATTGCTGAAGCGCGGGCTGATTCTTCTGCTGAAATGCGTGATGTTAGAGAAGTATCTGCTGAAGCGCGGGATGATTCTTCACTTGCAAGACGAGTTGATAGTGAAGTATCAGCTGAAGCAAACGCAAGAGCCAATGAACCATCAGCTGAAGCACGAATTGATGCTTCATCAGTGATGCGACCTGAAAGGCTTACATCAACTGATAGTGATGCACTTTCTTCTGCTGAAAGACGAGCAGTTAGTGAAGCATCGGCTGAAGCGCGTACTGATGCTTCTGCTGTATCAGCTGAAGCTCTTACAGATTCTTCAGCTGATAATCTTGTTGTTAATGAAGTATCTGCTGATGCTCTTGCTGATTCTTCTGTTGATACGCGAGCATCAATTGAAGTTGCAGCTGAAGTGACAGCTGAAGCACGTGCCAATTCTTCTGCTGAGATACGTGATGTTAACGATGTATCAGCGGAAGCGCGGGTTGACTCTTCGGCTGAAACGCGAGCGCCTAATGAGTTATCACCTGAAATGCGTGATGATGTTTCGCTGCTAACTGCTGCTTCGCGGTTTGATTCTTCGACTGATAGACGTGATGTTAGTGAAGAATCGCCAGAAACGCGGAGTGATGCTTCTGCGGTTAATTGCTCATAGCGAACTGCATCGCCTGCTGCCGTACCTTCAGCAAGACCAACGATTTTTTTGTTAGCAAGTGTAACAACTTCGTTGAATTTTACTGCTTTTGCGAAATCTGCTGCTTCGCTTGCAGATAAGTGAGTTAAAATTTTTAATGGATTAGCCATTAATTTAGTTCTCCCGGTCACATGACCAATGAAAACGCCCTAAAACAAATTTCTTTGCCTTAGAGCGTTGTAGATTAATTAGTATTTAAATTTAAAAAAAGAACTTTTTTTGTTATACTATAGGGTTGGGCTTAAGTGAACACTATAAATGCTCGCTGTATAGTTGGAAACCGAGCCAGAAAAGCTAATTGGCAACGAAGCACCAAAATCATTACCCGGTCCAAGATCAAGAGGATAGTTGATAAAGTCGTACCCTTGTGTACTTCCAGAAAGCCTAACGCCCATAGCAGAATTACCAGCACCAACCGGATCATACGCTGTCAATTTAGCTGTAAAAGTTTCTGGACCTTCCACTTGCAAACTTCCAGTTACGCCAGCTGCACCAGTAATTTCTCCTACTACAACCAGCGAATAGCTGCCAGACATTTGGTAAAGGTAGGTTGGGGGAATAAACAGTGTAGCTATTTGCCCCGAAGAAGTTGATCCACTTATAACGATAGGAAAAGTGGTATTTATTGTTGCAGGAATAGCGTACTGAGCTCTCTCGCTTACTATTGTGGTACCGCCGCCGCCTGATGAAACTGGATATGAAATAGACATTTTTTTACTCTGTGGTTACTGATGAAATCTGAACATCGATATTTGATGAGCTTACAAAAAAACCGCTGTGCTTAAGATTTACAAATGTTGGTTCTGCAAAGTATGTACCAGACGGATAGACTATAAATGAATAATACGAAGGAGCAACTGCGGTACTTGTTAACAAGAACCCGTTTGTTGAAGCAAAGTCTGTATCGCCAAGTGCTACATACAGATCTTTATTTGTATTATTAGCGAACATCAGTCCCTTTCTCGTAGAGGAAGTTTGTGCTAAGATAAATGTACCGCTAATATTAGATGAACCAGTCCCCGCCCAGTTTATTGTACCTGCAAATGACGAAAATGTATTTCTAACAGGAATAGTTGCTATAGTATTTTTTGTAATTACTGGATTGATTTCTGATGAGGTGACGTGTATTGGTGTAGTCGAGGTATTTGTAACATAAAGCTCTTTTCCAGTAGAAGACGAAACATATACTGGGCTTGCAAATGACGATGTAACCCACAAAGAAGTAGACTGGTAATTTGAAACTGCAACTGTTCCAGTTGTATAAACGGGGTTTGTTAGGGAAGCAGTAACATTCACAGTTCCACTGATTGCATGTTCTGGCACTAATCCAAGAGCGCCGCTGAAAACTGATAGCGCGCTTAAAGACCCATTTCCATCTTTTATTATTAAGCTTTGATCTGCCATGATATTTTCCTAAATTTATATTTTTAAATAGTTTTAAACAATTTTTTTAACCTATAATTGTTACCGTGTAGCTATCACTACTAATAATATCGCCCATATCGATATCAATATGATTTAAGTCACTATAATCTATACCAACTTCTACAATCGAATAAGGAGAAGCACTTTCTCTGACAATCACAAAAATATCTCTTGTACCCATTCCATGAGTAACTTTATAGATTGAATCAATACCATTTCCTATTAAATATATTTTTTTAACTGGTATAGTGGCAGCAGTTTGTGTAACTCCGTTGCTTCTAAATAAACTTGGAGCCTCTCTTTGCCTTCTTGGCTCTTCTTGAATTATAGATAAATTTTCTTTTGGTATTTTTAATTCAACAGCATTTTCTTGTTCAATAATTTGCGGTTTTTCTTGGTTATTTCCTTCTCCGATCAAATAACCAAGAACTTTTACTGTAATTACTGATTTATACTTTCTTTCTTCTTCGCCAAGGCTCGCAATACTATCTTGTTGAAAGTTTTGATCCATAAAACATTCATATCTATACGCGTCTTTATTTATAACAAAATAATTCTGAGCGTTTCTTGACATAAACGGCTGAATCACTTCATTCATTTGACTTTGATAGTTTGTTATTATATTAATTTTATATTCAACAGTAATGTATACTGGTATAGGAACGGATATATACCTATATACCTTTTTTTTATTTTTCTTAGAGGTGGCAAAATTTATTTGTCCTCTTGTTTTTAAAGTATCCGCATTGGCAAAATTAGATGTCTTATCTTGGTTTAGTTCTTTTGCGTAAACATATCTATCGTTTTTTGGCGACAAATTAGCTTGAAAAGAGCCTTTTTTATTTGGATCTTTGACAGTAGATGTTCTTTCTATAGAAATTATTGGTGGAATGAGAGAACCATTTTTGTCTCTGATCTCTCTGTTATTTTTTATTTGAAAAGCTCTTTCCGCAGAAGACCAAATAACTGGTATTTTTTCCCATCCATTTATAGTTGTGCAAAATAGATTAAGACCCTCTACGTAGTCTAAAAAAGCTGCATCAATTGTTTCAATTGTGCTTTGGTTTAATACTTTTACTTTTTCAGATGTATCGCTCATTATATGTCCAACTTAAGTTTAAAAGTAAAATCTCTATTTTGTGTTTTTCTTATTGGTTTTGCTAATTTAGCAACTGCTATTAAATTTTTCTTATCATCATAGATACCTATTTTTGTTATATATGTCTCCTTTTCAAGCGAGCCACTATAATTTTCATAAGGATATTTTACGACATTTTTTATTTCTATGTTATTAGGCTCATAATAAGAGGTAGATGAAGTTATTTTATTTTTTGCATTAATCTCATTATATTTTATGTATGTAGGATTATTGGAATGGTTTAGTTCGCCTTTTTCGGCATGGGCTAATAAAGTGACAGTAGGAACATAATTAGTTCCTCTGAAGTTTATGTCAAAGCTTGAACTCGCTGGATTTGAGGAAGTGTTGTTGAACCCAGCACCCCAGTAAATCCATTTTGGATTAGTGGGTGAACCAATGCTTGGTACATATTCATATACTTCTGTGTGGGAATTATTTAAATTCCAAGAGCCAGTAAGTAATATAAAGCCTTCTTTATATAGCACAACACCAGCTACAGAACCAGCGTTCGACCCAGTTGTTTCTATAAGCTCTCCGTTTAATTTAGAATCCTCTAATTTACCAATAAGAGTCCCGGTAACAAAAAATTTTAATTCTAAACTACCTTTTTCTATGGATGACCCATAGAAAATAGACGGTATGCTTACGAGAGTTAACTGTTGGGTTTCTTTATTACCTAAAGATGAACTATAAGCAAAATGTTTACTGTAAATTATATTTCTATCTAATACATTTTTTAATGCATAAATGTGTTTTTTATACGGCGTATATTCGTTTGTCTGATACAGGTATTTAACATCTATAGAAGATGAATAGGGATAGTACGATACTTGCAAATCCCCGTCTAAAGCAGAATTATACGAAGAAGTAGTGACGGTCTTAAAAGAGGACTCACTACTTCCTTTTGGTAAATATGCATAATATTTTGTATTATCTGCCATTTTTCATGTTAAACAAGTGAAACATTGTATGAGTTATCTTCACAAGAGAAATCAAAAGAGTTTGGAATATCACAACCAGCTGAAATAGCGGGCGCTTCCTTTAAAGTGTTTAAATCCGTATATCCTCTAAGAGAATTATTTAAATATACTTTTCCACCATAAATTTTAAATTCAAAATAAGGAGTTGTTTTTACAACATTTTTAAAAACATCACTTTTTTCAAATTTTTTAAATGACATATTAGTAATCCAATCTTACTCTTAGAATTAATTCTTGCGTTGGGTCTTTTTTGATTGGTTCCGATAATTTAGCTACTGCTAATAATTCGTTGTCAGGCGAATACAAACCTACCGTAGTTATGTAACTAACTGGGGCATCGGTTGTTTTATTTTTGACTCTAATCTGGCTTGAACTTAGGTAAGTTGGATTAGAACTATAGTTAAAATCATTATGATTTACTCTACAAAAATGAATTGTTGAATTCAACTCTGTTGTGTTATTGAAAGTCACATTTCTGATTCTATTTCTCAGGGCAGCTGCGGCGTCTGAAATGGACCCTGTACCATATAGAGCTTCAACATTTGCATAAGTGCTACCAGTTCCAGCCATTTGTAGAACGTAGCCAGAAGCTAATTGCCCTTGTTGATTTCCAGACATTGATGTTAACACACTATTTGAACTTGATTGTGCGAATACTGCCGTTGAAATAACAGCAACACCAGCTTGGTAGAATATTAAACCAACTTCATCATTTGAATTTCCTGCGGACGCACTTGAAAAATTTGAAGCATAGAGAACACCATATTCACCAGTTGGCGAATTAACTTTATAACCACCACCAGAAGAGGCGGATGCATCAGATATTAAACATGTAGCGTTAAAAGGGGAAGCGCTGGAAGAGTTAATGCCCAAAGTAAGCTGGAAGCTGCCTTTTTTAATTTCATCTTTAACTAAAAGACGGCTAAAGTTTAAGAAAAACGCTGAATTAAATTTTTCAACTGCATCTGCCGTTGCTGTATCGCCATCGCGATCAAATTTTAAAATAGAGCCCGTAGCATCGAAGCCTACCAAAATTTGCGCCATCTGATTGTAAAGATTAACTTTTTTGGTTACAAAAGAGTCCGCACTGCTGCTACCAGGGGTATTAGCAGCCAGCCCTACTGACATGTCAAACAAATGATTAGCTGATGAGCTTAAATAAGGGTAATCATAAACACTCTGGAACATGCCATGAGCATACGGTTTTATATTACCAGTTCCATAAGTAGAGCTGGAGATTATTGTACCTGTTACGGGAATGTTTTCGTGTAGAAGTGTTTTTGTTGAAACAATGTCATCGTCTAAGAAACTTTTATAAGTAGTAGCCATTTAATTACCCCTAAATTATGAAATATATTTGATAAGAACCAAAGGAACATCGATAGCATAGCCAGTTGTTAAACCAGTCACTCTAACTGTTGTGATAATACTTTTAGCATTTGCTACTGTTGGTGTTACGCCACCAAGTAGGGCTGTGATATCGCTACCGATCTGATTAAATAGATAATCGCTTGTAGCGACCTCTAATGCTGATTTAATTTTAAACTTAAGAATTGTACCGCGCGAACCAGCTATAACTTCTCTGCTTGCATTTTGTGTTGCGTTGGTGATTGTTTCTGTGCTTTTATTATCTTGCACAAACACATCGTCTACACCTTGTGAGAAATAATAAGTTGCTACGTCATCATCGTCGATAAATGATGGAGTTGCGACAGTTTCGCCAGTTGGATCTACTATTTGCCCAAAACGATTATCAATTTCAACTAAATACTGAGTTTCTTTTAGGTCTGGATCTAACACTAAGCTTGCTGGTATGCTTGTGTTATCGATGCCTTGATCTATTCTAACAGTAACACCATTTCTTGGCGAGAAGCCAGTTAAAACACCCTTTTGGCTAACACTGGTACCGTTATAAGTTAAAGCATTTTTTTGTAGCAAGGTTTCTGTTGAATTATCGACTGCTAAAATATAACCGTTTTGTACTATTTGTGGGATAGCATAATTTGATACGCCGCTTTCTACATCGTTAATTTTTAAAACTGGTAGATACAGTAGATTATTTCTTGAAATAGAAATTAGTCTACTATTCAATGAAGCAATATTATTTGTAAAAGCTTCAAAAACAGGCGTTTGAAGAATATTTAAATCAAAATAAGCGCTACCGCTTGAGTTGTTTTTATCATAGAGAGAGTAATTAATTTCATCATCTCCAAGAGCAAATTTTGTAACTCTAAAAGAGCCGTCGCCTTTTGCTAAACGCATTCTTCCTGTATCTGTTAAAACAGCGTCAAGGATAATATCACCACTGTTATCTAAAAATGCCATTTTTATCTCCCAAAATTGTAATAGTTGTTATAATTAGTAGTTAAGTACATTATTGACTTTTCTTGTCTATTTTAAATGTAACATTTATATCTATCTTTCTTCCGCTTGATATAGAATTTATTCTTATTTTAAACTTCTTGTCCCACACGCCTTGCTGGTTTAACCCGATTTTAGCGTCTTTAAGAATACTTTCTTTACTCGTCAAACCTTCGAAATTATTATTTTTTTCTAAGCTTATTAATGTATTTGACAAATTTGGAGATATAGATAAAAACCTTCTGAATTTTTTACTCTCCATTTTCAACGGGTCTGGTTTTATTTCAAGAGTTGTTATAAGTGGAAATATAGTTCCGTTGTCATTAATTATTTCTACGACATAAACAACGCTTGGATTAGAAACATTTCCGTGGTAATCAACGCTTCTAAACGTGTAATAAAATTTTTTGTTAGGGACAAGCGCATCAACGTAGGAGCCAGCAGAGCTTTCATTGTTTTCTGCAACTATTTTTTTTGAACCTATAAAATCATTAAAAGTTTTTGGTTCTTTTTCTAAGCGATATATTTCAAAAAAATCACTTGGCTCTTCTGATTCAAACTTTATTAAATTATCGATTCGATCCTGCGAATCTTTGAGTTTTCTTACATTCTCCTTCTCTTGATCAGTGAATGTAATGGGTTCTTCAAGTTTTCTACCAACAGCCGTATTTAGATTAAATTTAATTTTGTTTTGTATTCCAACAAACGGAATAATATCTACCTCTGGCTCTATTGGTGGCGAATCCAACAAGAAATTTTGGTAGCTCATGCTATCAATTTCAACTAAAAATATTTTTGGTTGTAATTCAAAATTTATTGTTTTTTTATCTTGGCTATTGTTGATATACTTATAATCAGTTCCGATTACTATAGTCAAAAGAGATACTTTATATCTATATTTCTTACCATATTTTATCTGGGTATCGATAAATTCAGTTGTTTTTTCCCTGCTATTAGGTATATAAAATTCTTGTAATGGCAGATTGCCTTCTGTATCATATTTATATATTTTATATCCAACAACTTCCGAATAACAAGCAGTATTGCTAACTATTTTGCTGTAAGTTATTTGGTATAGAGAGCTTATAGCATTAATCTCACTAATAATAGATGGATTAATAACAATAATATTATTAAAAAAAGTAATCAGATCAGTTAAGTTTATGTCTATAATTTCTTCTGTAACTTCTGAATCTTTTTGTTCGGCTTGATTAAGCTTTATAGAACTTTTATTTTTATCAAAATAACTAAATGCATCTTCATGCAATGAATATTTTTCAAATATATCATTAAAAGTTTTTAATGAAAAATTGCCTCCACGATCATTTCTGTTCGGTATACTGATAGTTGGTTTTGGTATTTCAGAATTATCTATAAAAATTTCTGTATAATACGGAAACTGCTCTTTAAACGCATTATATTTTTTTAAGTATTCAGAAAATTTTGTTGCACTAACTGTTTGTGCTAAACTTTCATCTAAATTAGAATTATAAAATATTTTTGTATAACTGTCTTTATTTTGGATGGTTAAATCTGTGGGGTATTTTTTTAAAAGGTCTTGTTCAAAAAAATCTACGCTATTAAATGTTGTTTCTTTTGAAAGTTCTAAATTAATAGTATCATAGAAGTTTGGGAGATTAAGCTCTGGAACTCTATTGTCAGTGATATGTTTTTCAAACTCTCTGATTAAAAAATTATATTCAAGATTAATTTGTACCTTAAAAAAATCGGATAACTTTTGTTGGGGTTTTAATTCTTTTTTTGCTTCATAGTGACAATTAGAAGAAAAATTTAAATATGAAAATATCTGAGTTAGGGAAGCTGGTTGCAGTTCATCTGTTAAAGATGTTACCATACCAGAAAATAATTCTTTATTTTCTTCTATTTTATAAGTCTCGGTAGGCAAACTTTTTATTTTACTTAACGCCTCGTCGCCCGCGATATTATTGATTTTTTTTATTTTTGCTATTGCCATATTATGGATTTACCTGCTATTATTTATCTTTATTAATAATAGCTGATTTTAGTATTTTATTTAAAAAGTTATTTTTTGTAACTGCGGTTTTTTCATTTTCTTTTGTTGAAGTTGGCTCTTGTAGCACTGTAGTAGCAATATCGTTTGACGCAGTCGCGTTGACTTGTTGTAATGGCTTGGTTGCATTTGATTGCGGCTGCATAACCGTAGCGAGCGGAGATGTGGTGCTTGGTATATTAGCTCTTTGCTGATTAATATTAGCTAAAGCGCCAGTCGTTTGGGCTGGGGCGATAGTTCGTGTTTGATTACCCAATCTTGGTATTGCAGCACGATTTATAATCTGCGTCACTCTTCTAATTGGTTGCGCTTTAAATATATTTGGAGATAGATTAAAGGCTATAGTGCTTGCTGTTCTTAAAACAGAAAAATCAAAAGTTTTTTTAACAAACTCTAAACTTTTATCTATGTCCTGTTGCGAAACATTTTTTTCTAAAATAAAGTATTTGTCATAAATAGGCAGGCTGATTTCCTCGAATGAAGTGATACTTGAATCAACATCTTGGAATAACTTAAGCTTGCACAATACTTTTGAATTTTGAGGTATGGAATTATAAATATCTTTTGTTAATAATTTCCATTTTTCGTCTTTTACATTTTTTGAAATATCTAAAATTTCTATTTGATGGATTGTGTTATAAAGTAACAAAAATTTAGAATTATTCTCTAAATCTGTTAAATATTTAATACCAAATTCAGTAAAAAAAGTATCAGTTTTGTTTAATAAACTGTAAATTTGAATTGGAATATCTTCTCTGTATTTCCTATCTCTCAGAGAAAGAATTGGCTTTAGGATGCCACCTGTATTAAAAATAAGATAAGGGGTTATTGGTTTAAAAACTGGTTTTTTTGTTGAATTTTTTAACATTCCTAAAAACAATAGTTCTGGGTCTATGTCCGTGTTAACTTTTTCAGAATTTTCGTTTGCTTTTCGTTTAATCTTAGAAAGATCGCTTAGATTTAATGCTCGATTTTTTGTAAAAAATGAGAATTTATTCATTAATTTTTCTGTTTTTAAGTTCGTAACAAGCTTTTTTTCATTTACAACTTGCAAATCATCATCAAGGAATGGTTGGGGCTCCGAGGCTCCGATGGAATTATATCTTTTTATTTCTAATTCCATCTCTCTAAAATCTTCGTTTGTTATGTCTTTAATTGACGACAAAGACATTTTTTTGTTTATTGTACTTATAAAAGTTGGACAAACGCTTGAATATTTGTAATTTTCTTTTTCTGTTGGTATAGAATTGTTTTTAACATATTCTCTTGTATCTGTAGCTATTTTTGTCTCTAAGGTCAAGTTACTAATCTTCGACACGCCAGCAGTATTTTTATTAAAAAAACCATATCCAACGGCTGGATTTTCACTTGCATCTATAACTTCTTTATCGAACCAGTATTGTAAGGAAAACGACGTATTAGATAGGTTTTTTAATATATTTTCTACTTGACTTATAAATTTTTCATAGATTCTTATAAAATATAATATCGTGTCGCTATTTGTGCTAATTGGACTCGCTAAGGCTATAAGGGATTTTAATAATTCATCTTCTTGTGAATTTAAGGAACCAAAAAGTTTTAATGAAGAAACGAGAAAAGAAACGGATTTTAATATTTTTTCTTCGTATAGTTCCGGGAAGACTTCTTCTGCAAATGTTCTTGAGAACGAGTTTAAAATTGGATCATAGTATCCAATTGACATCTGCTTTTGGAAGCCGCGTTGCGATGTCTGATTGTTGGTTTTAATAATTTTTGTTGTTTCTTGATAATAGTCTTTAAATGCTTTTACGTTAAAATTTAATTGCTCTTTTATATCTTTAAGATAAGCATAAAAACCATCATTTACATTAAGTTCAATACCATATTGGTAAAAAGATCTCTTAGATTTATATACGGTTTTATCTACTACTTCTATAGCTCTAAACTCTGATAGGATGCTATTCTCGGAAATAGAAGCAAGGTTATTTTCAACAGGCGCGAGTGCTACTAAACCATTATTTTTATCTTGCGACGTAGACACAACTGTTTCTTGAGGCAATCTTTTAGGTATAAATCTTTTTTTGCTCTCTTTTGAAAATTCCATCTGCCTTCTTACGATTTTTAAAGAGCTTATTTTACAGTTTTTCAAAACTTCCGATGAAAATTCACTGTTTTGAATTATATTAGTAAAATTAGAATAATTTTCAATTATTTTTTTATAATCCATAAAAAATAGTATATTTAAATTTCCCAGAGCGTCTCTTGAATTATAAAGTGAAGAGAAAAATTGTGTATTATTAGGCGTTTTTTTGGGTTGCGACTGAAGTTTTAAAACTTTTTGCTCTATGTTAACTTTGTCGCTGAGACTGTTTAGTGAGTCTTTGTTACTAAACACTTTGTTAACCACCCTCAAATCCTGAACTATGTCAATATTTACATTTTTACCTTCAGAGTTAAAGACATCAACAATTTTTAGATTGCTTGAAAGAGTTTCTTTGATTATATGCTTCTCAGAGATATTTTCTTGAATCGAATATTCTCTAAAATTATAATAAAATACCATGCCGAATGAAAGAAATCCAATATCTTTTTTTGAAAATACCATATTGGTATTATACTTTAAAGTTATGTTGCTTCCTTCCACGATATGATCGTTTTCGTCTGTTTTGCTTCCTATAAAATCAGCACAAGCAAACAGTTCTTTATATTCTACACCATATTTTTTAATAATTTCTTCTATTTGTACGATATCAGTTGACTGTAGAAGCTCGCCTTTCATATCGCCAGAGAGAATTTGAAATACTTTTAATTTTATATAATTCTTCTCTGCTTGTTTTTTAAAAATTTTTGGTTTTTCTAATGAATCATTTAATAAAATTTCTAAATCGGCAACTGTATCGGTTCCAGAGGTTTTAAAAATACAATTTTTTATTGAAAACGTTTCTGGTTCTGGGAACGTTTCTTTTCTAACGGCGGATATTTGTTCATTAGACAATTTAAAAAACATTAGCAATCCTCACCAAATGGCTTATCCGCCTCAGTAATAGTTGAAGAATAAATATCTGCTCCAATACCCAATTTTGCTTCTGGTGGGAGATCTATTTCATTATCTATAAGCAGATCAAAATAATATTCTACATTTGTTTCGTCTGGTACGGCGTTCTCTGCTTCTTTATAAATATATTCGTCTAATAAAATGTTATTTTTTATATTTGTTGGCTTCTTAAAAAAATATAATTTATTTAAATATTTTTCAGATGTACCGTCTGCCTTTGTTCTTTCTTCTTCTATAAAAACTTCTATATCAAAATTTTCTTTTTTATCTTCAACATTTTCTTCTAAAATATCAAAAATATTTGTCAAGTTCTTTTTATCGCCAGTTAGAAAAATTGAATTATCTTCGTCTATAAATATTTCTACTAAAACGTCATCTTTATTATTTATAAGAGAAGTAACGGCATTTATACCATAACTTGAAGTGGCGCACGATATTTGTGGCACTCTCAGATACGGCATTAGAACACCTTTTAGATCAGCAACTAAAGAATTATCTAAATACTCCTCTGTTCTTTCAATGCTTCCGCTAACAACTTTAATGCTCCACGCTGGATAGTACTCCGAATTAAAGGCGCTGGTTCCTAAAGGCAAAACACTTGCTTGCGAAGTGTTACTTAAGGATTTTATTCCGTCTTCTAATTTTTTTAAACCTTCTAAATTCTCCGTAATTATTAATTTTTGTTGTTCATTAACGTCTTGTTCAACAGAAGAAAAGTTGTAAGTTGGCTTTGAAATTGGAGTTTCATTAAGGATTCTATCTTGGGAATAGTTCTGCGACTCGGTAACGTTCATATATAAACTGTCATATACAACGTCATCATCAAAAAAAGCATAGTAAGATGGACTAAATTTACCCTTTGATAGAAGGTATTTCCCATATTGAGTTAATTCAATATTTAAAACTTCTTGCTTTGAATCAAAAAATGACATTAATTGTTCCCACTATTTTTTATTTTTAGTTGAAGTCTCGATATTAATTAGCTCAACTAAAGAAAAGAAATCATAAGGATAATTAAATGAATAATCAGGCGTTGTTTTCTGATTTGCGAAATCGAATCTAAACCTTGTGTCATCACTTGAATCATCGGTTAAATCATAGTAGCTTTTCTTTGCTTTTTTCTTAACTTTGAAAATCTTAAATTTAACTCCCGCTGGGATCGACTTGCCATGAAAAAATTCGTCTTCCTTCAAAGGATGTTCTATGAAGTTTTCATCAAGTTTACAATTTCTGGCTATTTTCGGCATCAACCCCTGCCAGATATCTGCTAAATCTTGCTGATCTAAAGTTTCTTTAAATTCTGCAATATACATAACAAAAGGTTCGATGTTTTTATTTTGCACCCAGTCTAAATGAGGCGGTATATTGTATTTTGTCATACTATTAATCGTTTTAATAATTGAATTATTAATATTTTTTGTTTTGGCAGTTAATTTTTGTAATTGCTCAACAGATGATGCATCAAATTGAGCATCTAATAATTCATTTATAGTATTTTTGTTAACTGAGAAGTAGAATGGACCGTTTCCAACAGATAGTCCGTTAATGTCATTTTCCCCAGGTATTCCTAAAATATTTAATGCAATATTATTCGTTGAATTAAGATTTTCTCCACCTAATTCAACGTAAGGTATAATAACAACAGCTTCACTTATTTCTTTACTGCTCGCTATTCTGCCTATATCTTTTACTGCTGGTCTAAACCCGCACAATTTTATTAATGAGCCGGTTAAAGAATCATAAACTTCTTGATAGGTCTCCTCTATGCCAAATTTTATTGCCGCGCCGCTTTTTGGTACTTCCCCATAGCCGCTCCACAAACCAATAATATTTTTCTGTATGGATGTCAAATTGTTAGAACTACTTGTTATATTTATTAATTGCGACCTATTAAGATCATTATTAAAGTTTAACACAGGTGTTTCAAATTTAGTTTGAATAGACCAAATAAACGAATCAACGTCCGGGTTATCAGAGACTTCAACGGTATTTCCAAATTCATCATAAGTTACTAATTTATTTTCTTTTAACTGCTTGAAATTTATACTGGCTGATAACGGCATAAAATACGGAAGATTAGCTTGTATATCTTCAGCGAACCAACTAAATCTGTATTGTACCTGCAATTCTTCCAAAATGTCTTTTAAGGATACTAAACCTGTTTGTTTTGCTGTATACGATAGGGTTGCTTTATTTTTTCCTAAAGAGTATGGAGGAGCAAAAGTAGTATAACCAATAGGCATAGAAAGTCTTATTGGCTCTTCTCCTAATAAATTAAAAAAAGGAGAATAAACAGCATTCTCATCAACGAGCGCAAAATGCAAAGAATTAGGTGAATTCTCTTTGGGTAGTTCTCCTTGAAAGTTTTTTACTATAAAGTGTTTGTGCTCAGGGTTTTTATCGAAATATACATCCATATAGTAGGTTGTTCCGCTTATAACAGAAACATTTTTTAGTGGCTTTGAGGTAAAATTATTCAATTTTCCGTCTAACAAGAAAAAATCTACGATTTCTGAAAGGAAATTATTTATCGCCAACCTATACAAAGGATTTTTTTCGCTCCAATTTTTATTTATATCAGAAAAATCGTCTTTAATAGAGACAGAAGGAAAGCGTATTCTATCTCTAATTGTTCCGCTTAAATAATCCATTCCCATAGATCTTTGATTCAATAATATTAAACTATAGTCTTCGTTTCTAAATTCGGATGGAATAGAGTTGTCTATATCTAACAAAGATTCAAAAGGAAAATTATAATTTGTGTTTGGCAACAAATAACTAAAAGGACCAACATCGACAGCTCTTCCCGCTTCTATTATTGTTGCGTTACTAACTAAATTAGTATTATTAGAAGCAGTCAAATAACTTGGAACTGAGGTGGCGTCGTAATCAGAACTTGTTATTATAGTAGGAAAGTGAACCGCTACGCCTGCCTTAATGGTATTAAACAATACTCCAGGGGCAAAATATGGCTGTAAAACTGTTGCTATTTGCTGATCAACAGGAGTCGATCCACTTGTTGTTGATGGAGATGTTGAAAATGAACCAGTTAAAATTTGCTGGTCAGTCAGCCCAAAGAAAGAATCCCTAAAATAATCTACAACTTGAACGGCTCTTTCTTGAGGATAAAAACCTTTATATGGCAATAGCTTTTTGACGGCATTAATTTTTATTTTAATGCTTTTTTCTCCGTTATCTTGCTCAAAAATAAAATTATTTAATTCATCGGACGAATTATAACCAGTTTGTACTGCGTCGTAGTCCGCTGAAGCGCCGTCCAACGATAAATAGCTTGCTGTAAGCGGCACATCAAAATTTCCATTATTTTCCTTAAAATAAAAATCAATTAAATTATTGATTTTATATTCTGGTGCTAAAGAATACTTTTTTGAATAAGGTTTTATATCTTCAAAAAAATCTTCATAAGAATCATACCAAGGAGAATTATTAGATAAAACATTGGTTTTGTAAGGCAAAACATCAAAATAATATAATGAAGCACTGCGATTCGTTAATGATGAAAAATCATTTCTTGACGCATATGGATTATCAAAAAATGCGAATTGTGGTCTTGGTATAACCCGGTAGCTTCCGCTTTGATACGTAAATTTATATTTAGTAGAAGCGGCACCGACCGAGTTCACGACACTCTCAGTTGTATATGTACCACTTGGCTGTAAGTTTAATAATATTTTTTCGTGAAGCTTATATGTTGACAATTCGCCAAAATAAGAACTTGAATATGTGTAATTGGCTGAGACCTGCGAAGAGCTGCTCAGTACAGACGATGAAAAATTGGTATATTCATTGTCAATACTCCAGACCGTGTCTATTTCGTTCGTTAAAGAAGCTGTATAAGTTATTGTACCAGTAGGCTCGTAAGTAAAAATCGTGTTGATAAAAGCTCCTTGAAACGATAGTGATGAAGTATTTGATTGTAGCCTTGGATAATTTAATGAATTGATAGACCCAGTAATTCCACTACCAATAGTTCTAATTCTATTATTTACGTTATTTCTCCAGAAGCTTCTAATCTTTGCTATATTGCGATCATATCCATTTGAACCTGTACCAGCGACTTCTGCATATTCTGGTCTTGTTCTTGTCTCTTTTGTACCGACTTTATCTTTTCTTGGAAATATATTTTGCTGATAGACAACTTCTTTTATTGAAGGTCTTGGCTCATATAAGCCATTTTCAAGATTCTTTAAAACATCGTGAGTTTGTGGTTCTGTTCTTTCTTTTACGCCCAAAACTTTTATTAAGGCTTCATTAGCAAGTTTTTCTTTGTTATTGTCGTATGTGCTGACAATTTCAATTGGCAACTTAGAGCCAGTGACTGATACAACGTGGGTCATTGGTAGGTTATATGAAACTGGTGGCTCTATATAGCTTGTAAATGTGTCGCTTTGTCTTGGTGTAAAAAATCTTAGGAAGCCTTTTTCATTTTTTGTTTTTTGTTGCGGGCGGTCTTGCACCAAAATTCTATTGTTTTTTCTTGAAAGGCTAACAATCTTATTAAATGATTGACGAATTTGCTTCCATGAAGCATTTCCGTAAGGACCGTTGATATTCAATAAGTATTTGTTTAAATCGCTTACATTTGAAGCAGAAAGAGTATTGGTTGCTTCATCAGCTACAACTTGAATATTTGTATTTAATCCAATAAAATCAAGCGTGCTTGAACCAGAAACGGAAGCAGAGAGGAACTGAGCAGAACTGCTATTATAAACATTTAAATTATCGTATTCGCTGAAGTATCCGCTTGCGCTTGGCTTGCTAATCAAAGAGGCAGTAATCCAAGAATATTGTGCATCGCTTCTTGGAATTTGATGTTGGATAAAGCTGTTATCATATTGAGGATTAGAAGTACCGTTATCATTTACTGTATAGCCAGTATTTTTGTTTACTTTGTGATATGACGGACTCTCTACATCAATGCTTGCGGATTCTGCTGACCATTTATTCAAATTTTTTCTGACCAAAGAATTTCTGTTGTTTAGTCCGTTATATACAGAAAATTCTTCAGAGGCGGCATCCAAATATCCCCTACTCATAACTTCAGGACCACCGGGAGCAGAGAATTTTTCAACTATTACAGTCTTAACTACTGGTCTTGTTGGCAGTGTTCTTTCAAAAATTCCGTCAACTGCGCTCTCTGTAGAAGAACTCAATAGCTGTTCCGCTACTTCTGGTAGTTTTAAATTAACATCTGAACGACCAGACGTTTGGAAATATTCATATGTATTCCTAAAATTACCGATTTTGTTATCTTTTTTTAATATTTGCCCAGAACCAGTTACGCTCGCGCTTGCAAATTGAAAATCTGATGTGAATCTACTATTTTCAACAGTCACTGGTCTTATTGAGTCTTCTGGGTTTTCTAACAAGCTACTGCTAATTGTATTTATGGAGGCGTAACCTCTGACTAAATCTCTTTTGCCTTCATAAAACTGTTGCGTTTGCGTATCATATTGTTTAGGAACTTTATTTAAATTTTTTCCGATTAAAACTTCTCTAATAGTTTCTCTATTTGCGTCTGTATTTGCATCGCCAGATGTAACTAATGGGTGTGTTCTTTCTGCTCTAAGCTTTAACCAAGTGCTGCCAGTTGGATTGTTAGGCGCGCGTTGATCATTTGGGTTACCATAAGTTCTAAAGTTACTCGTAGTAGCTGTTATTTCACCCTTTGCTTCTATTGTTGGAAGTTTATTTTCGTATTTATTTCTCTCTAATAAATGGCTTTCAACAACGTTTCGAACGTTTTCTGATATGTTTGCAGAAGCTGGTACAAGCTGTGCTATCATCATAGAGATAGAAGAATCGATCCACTTATAGAATTCTATGAATCTTTCGAAGCTTGGTTCATTTTGAACCTTTTCAAAGAACAACTTTCTTAAATAAGATAAGTTTTTATATTCTCTTCTATAACGCTCCGATGGGTCGCCTATTAAATTATTAAACGCATTTATTGTAGAAAACCAATTAATAATTTCGTTGTTAATAACTTGTGACATACTTTTTTCTACTGAATAGAAGTATGTTACTGGCTTGGTGTTTCTTGTTGATTCAATATCATCAGTGTTTCTAATTTGTATCAAATCTGAACCAGCCAAGGTTTCTGGGGTTTGCAGCTTCGCTGAATAGATAAATTCCTTATTAACAACCTGTGAGTCGCTTGGATAAAATTGGGTTCCTAAACCAGTATGCCTATAAAAAAGGATATCTCCAAGCCAACCTACACCATATTTTGTAGCAGCAGCGACAGATCCAGAAGAGGCATCCTCGACTAAAAATTCTCCACTTGAATCCGATCCTGTGACAACCGCAAAATCCCAATTTAATGTTAATAAATCTGCTTTCGTTAGCATCAAACTGTTAGCATCTGTTTGAGTCAAGAAAGCATTCCAATATGGGTATTCTCGACCAAAATTAGAAGAATCATATGAATGATTTTTAATTTCTTCATCGTTCAAGTAATCATGCCAAAACCGAACAGACGAGATTTTTACGTCAGTTTTTGCCATTAATTGCATTGGATCAAAATCTTGATAATGAGCGCCTGCATAAACTCTTTTATTTTTAGATAAAGCAGATTTAGCATTAGCTTCTGGTATCGAAGCAGAAAGGATAAAACTATCATCAATATTGTCTAAGGTTGTGTTAAAACCAACAAACTCAACGACATAATCGCCAGTTGAGGAGCCAGACACCAAATCAACATTTTCTATTTTTTGTGGCTTAATTCTTACTGCAAGGTTCCACTTATTGTTGTCATAGGTTTCGTTGTACCAGCTTGATGTTAGCTGGAAGCTGCTTCCTGACAACGAGCCCGATAATCTAAAATATACATCTTTGCTCTCAAAGTTTCTTTTTTCTGCATATACTTGAAAGTTAAATTCATCATTTCCCCAAGTTAAAATATTTTGATTATTGTTTGCAGTATGAACGCCAAACAAAGAAACTGTTGTAAATTCTGGGATTATATAATTTGGATTGTCGTAATCAACTTTTTTTGGAAATATTATTTCTGCTTGAAGCGTCACAGGAATATAACTTAGTTTTCCCGAGCTTTCTCCTTTTATATACCCTCTTGTGTTGGAGTCGCCGCTAAAAGCTTTTTGATAAACAACGGCTTCAAACCGATCTTCGTCATTAAAATCGACAAACTTTTTAGGAGTTGAAACATATTGATATTTATTCGTTAAATTATATTGTGCGTTATCCGCGTATAGATTTATTTTTACTAATTCATCGTCTACGCCAAAGCATCTTATAAGATTTCTTAGAGATTTTTCTGTGCCTTTTGACTTATAAATATAAATTAAATTGTTATAGATATTTTGATAAATTGTATTTTTTATATCAAACAAACTTTCTTCAAATTCATCAGTTTCATTTCTTGATAATAAGTCTTCTAAAAATGTAGTATTATTGAAAATCTCTAAATTATTAAAGTTATAAGAAGAAAGTATTTTATTTATAAATGGTAGTGGTTTTTCGCCATCTGAAAAATACTTTATGTCCTTAAGTTTAGTTAAGTTTTCTATTTGTAAATGCAGAGTATCAAAATAACTTGAAATAATTTGAGTTAGATTAGATAAATCTTCGCCCTGAATATCTTCCTGCTGTTCAGTTATCCAAGAAGGTATAGACTTATATATGCTACTATTATTGATTTTATCGTGCTCGAAACCAAGCTGAGAGTATTCAGTCAAAACTGCTTGAACGTCTGGATGTATCGAATACACTACTGGGTCTTTTTGTTCAACAAAATCAGACGAATAGCTTTCTAAAGCGGAACCAGTACTCCTGACCGCGACCGTGTAATTTATTATTGAGCCGTTTGAGATACGACCCGAGTAATCCAAGCATTGAGTATCGTATTGGTTTACGGAATTATATGATAATATCCCTTCGTTAAATTTAAAATAAATGCCGAGTTCAGTGTTTGAATCGTCTGTGTTTGCGCCACCATCGACATTTGTAAACCAATATCTACTAATTTTTTTTGAACTTCTTGCTTCTTTCCAAAATCTAAATTCGTCAAATGCTCCATTAACATAAACGGCAGAACCAGTTCTATAAGCGCCTAAATTAGCTATAGAATTAGCATTATTTGCTATTTCGTAAAAAGCAGAACCTGTAATAGAATTATTTACTAAATCACCATCAACATACAAACAAAGATTTAATCCAGTTGAAGCTGAGTTAACCGAGAACGCATAGTGGTGCCAGTTATTTATGTCATGCGTGTATGCAATAGAAGCATTTTGCACACCAGAGGTTCCAGAGCAATAAGTTAGTCTAAACCCAGATGAAACTTTTTCAATTAAAAATCTTGTATAACTAACAGAGCCAGAAGAAGCACCGTTCCAGAGATCAAATAACGCATATGTTGACGCGTTAGATCCAGACTCCTTATACCAAAACTCTACAGTATTACCTAAATTTAATGGATTTAACGCTAAATTTGATTCTCTATTTTTACTTAAATCGTATATGTTCGCGTCAACAAACTTACCAGAAGAAGCAGTATTTGGACCGCCTTTTACTGTTACATATTGTTGTGAAGATGAATTAAAAATAACATAACCAGTAGTTTTTGGATAGATGTTATCTAAAACATATAAATCCAGTTGAGAGACAGAATTTCTCCATTCTGTTTTTTCTTTTTTAGATCCATCATAAGGATAGGTTTGATAAATATTTTTAATAGCGTCCGAATAGTACTTTTCAGCGGAGCCGTATCTGGCAAAATTTGAAGCAGTTAAAAAATCTACAGAGGGTAAAAACCTTTCGTTCTCTTTTCTTTTTTCAGTTAAAAAGCCTTCCGATTCTGCATCGTCATATAGAGATTGTACTTGTTGTGACGCTACTATACCTTCTGATTTTTTACCAAATAAATCTTTTATTGACATATTTATTCAACCTTAAATTTGAAAACGTTTTGGAATTCTTTTAATTCTAATCCATTCCATCTCGCTAATTTTATACCATAAACATATCCTTTTTCAATATTTTTCATATCCAAATCAAAATAATTGCCATTTGAATCATAAGAAGTTTTGGTATAAGCTAACGAACCAGTAGAGTAATCTACTACTGTATAATTATCATTAAGTCTAAAAATTTTGTAATAAAGATCTGTAATTACTGAATTTTCTACAGTATTGTATGCAACTGTGTATATTGTTGGTTGCCAATCTTTTTCTCTGACAAAAATTTTAAATCTCGCAGATTCGTTTTCGTTATAAGTAACTTTAAGATTGTTAATGTTTATAATGTACTCTGGCGCATACTCGTAGTCATAATTTTCTCTTTGCAGAACATCAAAAGAGCTTGAAAAGATAGTACCAGAAGAGCTTGTATTGTACCATTTATCGTAAAGAACGCTTGCAGTCGTATTTATAGCAACGCTCGCTTTATAGACGCCAACAGAAGGGTTTGTAACGCTTAAATACGCAGAAGAAACTTCGTTCGTAAGAGAAGAATTCGAATAAAATTTAACTCCTGGTAAAATATTACCAACTATGTTTTTGGATACACCGCCAACTTTATTATAAAAATATAGATTCATGGTGTTGTCTTCTGCATTCAGTAAGCTACTTGAAGCAAAAAACTGATTCCTATCATCCTTAACTACCGCCTCCCAACGAGCTTCAATTATCGGTCTTTTATAGAAAAATTGAGACCCTCTGGCTGAGAATTTTTTTGTATAAAAGCTGCGGAACTGATCACCTTGTTCAAACGCCCCAGACAGTTTAATAATAAAACCGTTGTCACTAATGGTTCCTGCCATCCAATCTTCTACTACCTTTGTGACATCTAATTCTATATCTTCCAAACCAGATGAAAATGGAACATTAAAATTATAATCGGACGAAGTTAAAAAAGAACCGCCTTGCGTTGACCATAAAGTACCACTAACAGAATAAATCCATGTTGCACCAGCGCCGACCATTTGTGCGCTCCAGCCTTTATCTGTATAGGATTCCATATCCAAACCATATCCTTCATCCCAAGATTGAGACAGAGCGGCGACACTTGCTGTATAATCTCTTGGCACGCTAAAAGGATGCTCTACGTTAAACATTCTAAGAAAAAACTTAACACTACCAGAAGATGGTATTCTCGATAAATTTCTGTCTGCGATTATGTCCGTTGTCGGGAACTGTACTAAAATTCTGCTTTTTTCGACTGAGGAGGAGTTTGCTTGACCATATATCGAAAACATCTCAAGAGAGTCAGAAGCACCCATATTAGCATCTGTGGCTCTATTAATAAGATCTAATCTATAAGCATTTGTTATTGTAGTATCTTTACTCGCTACGTATTTTTTGAATGGCATTAGATTATTGTACCTTTAATATCTGAGTTGGGGAATCTTAATTCCATTACAACATTTAATGGAATGTTTATATACCTTTTGTCTGCCGAAGTATTGTCTTCAAAGCTAAATATGCTATCAGAATATACACCACCATTTTTTGGAACTATTTTTACGCTAATCACATCTAATAAGCCATCAACTTTTTTAAGGCTGCTTAAGACATTTGTTATAAAAAAAGTTTCTCCAAAATCAGGTAAAGTAGAAAAATCAATTTTTAACTGTGAAATTGCATCAGTCAGGATGTCATATTTAGGTCTATTATTTGATCCTACCGCAACAAATTCTATTCCGTAATTTACCACTTTTCCGTCAAGAATATCTATAGAGTCATTTAACATTTTATTTCTTGAAAGCCAGGTTTTTAAATTTGTTTTTACTATTTGATTTGCTTCGGTTAAAAAACTATTAGAATCTTCGCATAAAACATAAATATTTAAATTTCTTTTTAAGGAATCATCGTCTCTAACTGTATTAATTCTTTTAATAGAGCCAAATTTCTTTGGCATTGTATAGCATAAGGATTTATAATCTTCTGCTGTAACCGCTCTATTTTGTGTTGAAAACGAATTTTGAATTCTTATCTTCAGCTCTTTAGAATCAAAAGTATTAGCTTCTCCAACAATTGGTGTTTCGTTAGTTACTTCAAGAGAAGAAATCACAGAGGCAATCGTTGTTTGTAATAAATTTTGTTCATCGTTAAAAGCAAACTGTGGAGTTATAACTTCGTTTAGAGAATCGATTGCAAAGTTAGCACCAGCATTTGTCTGTGCATAGCGATAAGTCACCGTCAAAACTGTATTTGAAGGGCTAATACCAAGTTTATCGCTGTTTGTTAATCTTGTCGGATCAAAAGTATCGCTTGAAATATATTCTTTGCCATGTAACTGCAAAATTGCGTTTGCAGGGTCTGTAATCATACTCAAATTATCTGGTACTGTCACGTCGGAGCTTGCTCCGAATTGAATATATGAAGCGCCGATTTCACTTTCAAAAGTAAATCTTCTTGGCACTATAAATGGTTTTAAAATTTCTTTTGCTAATGTAGCAGAGTTAGGGTCTTTATTTGTAACAGATCTATAAATAACATTTTGCGATAAGAAATCTACTTCATAATATTGATTTCCTTCTTCATCGAAGACAGATATAATTTCTGTTATATTAGACTCAGACAATCTAATTTTTAAAAACTTTTTATATTCTCCGACAGTTATACGCTCAGAACGGATGATGCCAGAAACTACGGTTCCATACGCTTTTATACCATATGTTAAAGGCTTACCGTCCACTCCTATCGTCAATGGTCTTATTTCATTTGAAGTGTTATCAAATCTGACATCTTCATTCAATATAAATTTTACACCATTTTTTGTAGAAAAAGTGCTTCCCTTTTTTAAGATGGGAGCATATTCTAAATTTGGAGCCAAACCAGATGAATTTGAAGGAACCGCTATATAAAAGGCGACAACCCCAGTAGAAGTAGACCCATTGGTGTATTTATAGCCAAGTTGTTTAGCTATTTTAAGGACATTGTTGAATTCCGAGGCTGTTTCAAGAAAAGATTCATTAGCTTGATAGTCGAGATAAAATGATAGTACATCTCCCACATACGAGACAGTATCAAGCATTAATGAACCAAAACTGCCTTCATTAAAATCTTTATAAGAGTTTGGATAATACCTTTTAGCGTGTTCTACTAAATCTCTTTTTATTGAATCAAAATCTCTGCTTGTGTACTTTATTGGTACAATTTTTTTAGCCATCTAAATTTCCTCTACTAAACTTTAATTAGATTCAAGAGAGAGATTTAATTGATCTTTTATGTTTAAATATGGCACGTTAAAAACGACGTTTACTAAAAACATGTTCTCATTTTCTTGAGGAGTGATTACGCTAATATCTTCTATAATAACAAAATTCATATATTTTCTAACTTGATCTTGCGTTCTATTAATAATATCGTTAGCTAAAGATGGAGTATTTTGTGAAAATAAAAATCTTCTAAGCCCTATACCATAATTTGGATCCATCATTCGTTCGCCAGGATTTGTCAAAAATAACATCTTTAAGTCCTGTTTCAATGAATCTAACGCCGTTTTATTCATGGCATATGGACCATCTATTGAATCTACTTTTAGTGGTAATACTGGCGAAAAACCTTCCATTTTTATTCCTCCTGCGCTGGTTTTGGCGATCTATAGAAATCATCCTGATCCTGTCTTATCTTCTCTCTATTCTCATCTCCACAAGAAATTGTTTTTGCTTCGGCTGCACTATCGATTAAATCATTTAAATACTTTCTCTTGCGAGCATCAGACTTATTTTTTTCATCAGAATTGTTATCTTCGTACCATAATCCAAGACCATAATATGCTCCATTCATAGGATTGAGAGCGAAAGGAAACAAAGGAGGAGAAAATAAACCAGCAATTGCTAAAGGAACGCCAACTGCTGGAACTGTATAGGACGGGATATCTGGCTCAAATTGTTTTGCAACCTTGTATACAGTAGAAATCGCTGCCACGTTCGCGTCAGTTGACTCTATAAAGCCTTTTGCTATTTTTATAGGGGTCAAAAGCAATGATTTTAAAATAAACCACAAAAGATCGTCATCAGTATTACTGTTTGCAACGTCTTGTGGATTGTTTAAATCAGGCACTATGGGCTGTCCGTTGGTTTGCACAAGTTTTGTGACTCGCAATAATCCTTTTTTTGTGCCTCTAAAAATGTCAAGAACTTGCCTTCTTGTAGTGGTACATAATGAATTTGTGATAAACAGCGTTGTTATGTATTTTTTTAATGGGAATAGGTATTCAAATAATAATCTAAATTCAACTTTAGAATCATTAAACGACTCTAAGCTACCTTCATAAACTTTAAACTCCGATGCTCTAATTTGTGGAGTTGCTTGTATTACAGGAATTCTGTTATTAAAGATATCAATTCTTGGCTGGCTTAACGTGGTAGAGTCAATTTTAAGATACACACTCCCTTGTTTTTCTATTAAAAAATTTCCAAATTGTTCATTTAGTTCTTTTGCAGTACCTATGAACTTTAAATTAAATCTGGTTGGGTCTGTAGGAAGATCTTTTTCCATAGCTTGGTTAGTGTCTTCCATTATTCTTTTTGACATTTTTGGAAGAATTGATTTTCTCAATTCTTGTCTAATAATTCTTTTAAAAATTTGTCTTTTTACGCTCATAAATGATATGTCGATATCTTCTTCTGGATTTGCTCTTTTATATTCTGAACTTAAGAAGTTCATCATCATGTTGAAAAAAGTTGTATCGAGCGATCTCATTTCTGACTCTATTTGAGAAGCCATATAATCAATAAATAAATTGTCAGCTCTAAGGATCTGGGGGTCGTAATAACCGAAAGGTCCGATCCCTCTTAAAAGTAAGTCGTGGGCATAAACTCTTATGGTGGTTACGTATAAAGATCTTAGAAGAATATTTTGAGTTTCATTGGTTTCTAATGTTTCAAGCTCTTTTGAGTTTATCGGTTCGTTATTTATGATTTTTTCATTTATTATTTGGTCTACACAAAAAGACTGCTTTTTAGCCTCTAATGCTTTTTCTTTTATGGAATCAATATCTAAATAATGTGGAAAAATATTACATGCTTTTTGTATGTCTGTTTGTTCGACAACAAGCTTCATATAATCTGAATATGCTTTTCTAACTTCTGGTGATTTATTTTTTGTGCCGTCCGAACCAGTTTGCTCTTGAGCTTGTTGCGCTACCGTTGAACTCAAAAAAGGGCTAAGTTTGACATTCTCTCTGCATTTATTAAAATATCTTTTTGATAAATCTCCATATGAAACTTCATTTTTGAGAGTTGGATTATTATATTGTAAAAATTTATTAAAAACATCTTGCTTGGATGGATTAAGCGAATTATCAAATTTAAGTGTGCTTATAATATAGTTACTTAGTTCTTTATCTGCGTCTTCATAATCTTGGATATTTAAATAAGAAGATGAAGGCGAGTTTCTTTTAATATCTAATTTAAAGATACTATGCACCTCTTCGTTGTTTGGTACAGCCTCTGTTCTAACATTCTCAATAAAATTAACTTCATATCTTGGATAATTAAAAGAAGTTCTAAAAACAGTATCGTATACTTTATTAATTGATCGGTAAGTTGTTAAAACTTGGTTTAAAGATTGAGAAAAATAAAAATCTAATGTTTGGTTATTGCCTAAAAAATTCACTAAGTCAGTATTCTGTTGTTGTACAGCTACACCGCCACGTCCAGTTTGCGTGCTAATTTCATTTATTAATGAGCTGAAGTCTCCTCTGTTTGACTCTAAGATCTCACATATTTTTATATACAGGGAAGCACCGCTATTTTCTAAATATAAAGCGCGTCCTTCATTAACACCGCCGCCAAGTTCGGTTATTAATTTATTTATAGACTCAGAGTTTTTAACGTCTAATTCTTGTGGTGTTAATCTTAAAAAATTGTCCATTAAGCCTAAGAATGTAAATATTTTTTGATATCTATCCCAATTAGTGAAGGCTTTTTTAAGACCATCTTGCACTGATTCGTTCACTATGTCTATTGCCTTAAAAGCTATGAACGATCTAAGAACAAAGATAAATTCTCCTAAGAATTTTTTTAATTCGTCATTTGCTCTTTCTACCCCAGCTCTTAGATTGTCATCTATAACGTTAGCATCAAGCTTTTGTTGTTTATTTCCGTCAATGTAAGATGAGTACTTTAATTCATTATTTGAATATTCTACCAAATTTTCCGATTGGATTATTTCATTAAATAGGTAAGCTGGAAGCAGCCGCTTTTCTGAATTTTGACTTTCCTCGCCAGAGGAGTTTGCTTGAATGCTTTTTGCTTTAATTTTACCAGTTTGTTCATCAAATTCTAATGTAGATGGGGCAGAAGACGTATAGGAATAAGTCGATTTACTCCACTCCAGAGCTTCCTGATTAAACGTTAAATATGTATTTTTCAAAAGCATATCCAACATACTTTTGAAACTATCCAGAGGCACGCCAACATCTATTACTGGGGGTATAGTTTCTCCATTTGGTCCCTTTTGGCAAAGAACACTTGGAATATTAGTAGCGTCAAACGGATTGTCAGAATCTAAAAACTTAAGAATATCTTCTACGTTTTTAGCCTCTTTACCTTTGATGTCGTCTATGATTGCGTCAATCACATCGGGAGGCAAATTTTTGTCTTCTAACAGCTTTCTTCTTGCATTTTCTAAAGAGCCATCATCGCAAAGCGGATTAGCTGGTAGTAAATTATTTGGATTAGCTAATATGTCGTCGCATATCTGTAAACTTATTGAATTGCCTAATTTTATAAAAAGTGCAGAAATGTCTTCATTAGTAGAGAAATCGTCTGCAAGATCTTTGCTTTTATTTCTAATAACTGATTTAATTATTTCATAAGTATCGGCTTCTACTGTCTTGCCTCTAAGCAAGTCGCATATTTCTTTAGTTGTTAGAACACACATAAGATTTTCTAACAAGTTTTTTAATTTTTCTTTTGCTTGAGCTCGGGCTTCATCTAATGCTTGTAATTTTTCAATATCTGATCCGCCAATATTATTTGGATCAATACCAAAAATATCATCAATAGTATCATTTACAGCTGGATCGTCGTTCGGCGTATCACCAAATGCATCTGCTAAATTTGTAGGAGAATTGGCAGACCCTGGGTTGGTAGCTTTATTTTTATCCGAAGCACATTGATTTATTGAACCAGTTAAAGTCAACCTTATACTTATTATTAATATCTGCTGTATTATATTTATTGCTAAGTTTGTTAACTCATCTGCTAAATTTTTATTATTATTTATTGTAGGAAACGTTGGTAACTGGAAAGAATTAAATTTTTTCATGCCAGCAACAAGGTATGGATTGCATACTGTAGCAAATGCGGCAGCTTCTATAGCTTTCTTTGCTTTATTATATTTATTTAATAAATCTCTAAACTGATCTGGGCTCAGGTTGGCGCTGCTACATTTCAATGTTTCTATCAATAATGCATTTAAGTTTATTTCTTTAATTGCAGGCAGAACATAAAAATTAAATTTTTCATAAGAAGTTAAATTCTTGCTTGGCTTATCTATGTCTAATATTCTTCTTATTGCTTTGCTTCTGATTCCTTTTGGATTAAAGACTGCTTTTAGTAGGTCGTTTCCTTCTCTTTCTATTTGTTTTTCTCTATCTCTCTTTTTTAATCTTACAAATTTATTTAAAAATTTATCGCCAGTTTCTAATATATTTTCTCCTCTTGCTATAGAGTTATTTAATAAAGCATAAGAATTTTTAACACACTGGGTGACATCTAATGGTCTAACTTCCACAGAAGTCACTTTTCCGTCTTTTGCGGCAGAAGCATAGTAATATTTTTTTATAAAATTAGACATATTTCTTTCATAGTCTAAATCTTCAATTAATAATACATCCGAGATGCTTTCTTCTTTATCATCGATTCCTTCTATAAATTCATCATTAATGGCTTCAATGTCGCTTTGAAGAATTTGTTTAAAATTAATCAGCTCTAAGCAGTCTGGACCATATCTTTTTATAATCACATCATTGGCAAGCTCACTACTTTGATTTTTTAAAATAGAAGCGTATTCGTATTTTGCTTTACTCAACAGTCTTTGCAAAACATAATTAACATTTTTTTTAGACTTTATTGTATCAGTTTCAAGAAATTTTAAAACTCCAATGTTTAAAGGAATTTGTTCGTTTTTATTTGTATCAAATCTGATGTACGAGATTTTTAAATCATCTGCGTTTATTTTTAGTAAAAGCTTACCAGACCAATTTGGTATTTCAATTGGCAATTCCCAATTATTTTCAACAGCAGTTATACTAAGACCATATATTGAGTCTTTTTTAACTGAAGGAAGGTCTGGAAAAATTTCATTTTTTTTATTTTCTGGTGTGTTCTGGATTATCAATACGTCAATCAAGTCCCTCATTTCGACTATTTCTGCCGCGTCATTGGCAAAATTTATGTTTACGCCATTTGGCTCAATAATCCAGTCTCTTGATTTAAAAATTACATCCTTTTGGTTTAATACACCAGCTGGTATACTAAATTTTCCAATATGTGATATTTGCTTAAAAAAAGTGTCATATTCTTCGTAATTATTAAACTTTATATCTATATATCTTTTTTTTGCTGGCTGGTTGGGTTGTTTTTGTTGTGATTGTGCAACAGTATTTTCGTCATTCTTAACGGTAGCAGATTCTTTTGCTGGATCTTGAATCGATTCAACGGTATTTTTTTGTACTACCGTGGATTCAACATATTTTTTAGGAACAGTTACTAAAACTCTTAAAGTAGAACAAAATCTAAATGAAAAATCAACAGCTTCGGCTTGTCCGAAAAGATAATAATTGTCTTGTAAGCTTTTTGCATACTCTTGAGAAAAATTTTTTCCAGTATCTTTTAGAATTAATTCTATGGAAGAATATAAAGCTTGTAACATTACATCTTCTAAATTATTATCAAGCTTCTCTACACCAGTGTCGTAGGTTACGCAATAAAGCCCTCTTTTGTCGTCAGAAAAAAAACGATTAGAGGGTTGCAGTCTCCAATCAATTTCTGGCGCTTGCGAATTTGGTAAATTTGACGGTTCAATGTTTGCAGGTATAAACGGTTTTGCATCCGCTACCGCGACTAACGCCTTTTTTAATACAAAGCCTTTTAATTCAAAAGCTCCACTACTATTTTGTATAATTATTTTAGCCCAACGCGCCTCAAAGCCTACACTCTCTTCTAAGACTATTACTGGTGTATTGATACTTAGCTTTTTATTCGTCACCACAACGTTAGATAAAGGATACTCCTCTCCTTCAACGAAGAAAGAAGGCTCTTTTATTAAGTGAAAAGGTATAGAAGGTGGTTTTGGAATTTTTATTTTTTCAAAAGGGTTCATGTTAATTTAAATAGTGATAAGAGCTGTTTATATATGTGTCTGTTGAACTGGCAAATAAATATTTTGTTCTATACGACATAAGATTAACAACGTGAAAACTAAGCTGCTGCTCAACCTTAGCAAGCATTTTTAAAGAAGTTGTAATCCCCGCTGGTAACGCCTCTGGGGATGGCGAGCTAATAAGCCCATAGAAAGGAGAATAGTGGGTGTGATTAGTTAGCTCATCATTCATTATCTTTTGTGCTTTCATGAATTGGTCTACTATGCCATTCAAGGCTAATACTTGCTCTAACAACTCGTTGATTGCTTTTACTAAATTATCTCCTTTTGGTATCGGTTGAAGTTCGCTATCATCCGCATTATTTATTAGCTGTACGCCGCTGGACAGGACTGCTCTATCACCAGTAGAAAGGAAGGCGTCTGTATTAGTAACTAATTTTAAAGAATTTCTTGCTATTACTCTAATATCATCCGCCTTTAAAGCTACCGCAGATAAAGCTATTGAGCTACCAGTTCTGCCTTCAGCTATGCCAAAATTTGTATCGACATCTGTTTTTTGACTTAAATATATTCTTGCCCCATCCGCGCCAAAACTTGGGTCAACATAGCCATTTAAAGTTGTAGCATCTACAGAAGATAAGCGACCAACTACTATATCTATCGCACCCGCTTTTTCGTGACCTTTTGATCCATATCCACTGTCTAATCCGCCTGGTCTATCTCTACCTAATACTATATAAGTATTATTTTGTCCTTTTATTACTTTTTCTGCACCTGATTGCAAAAACATAGGATTATTGGCAGGCTCATAGAGCACTCCATTTTGGAATCCTTGTTCAGCGTTTACGGAATTTTCATTTTCCCATATGGTTTTAAATATATCCAGCATAGTTATCCTAAGATTTTACATATTTTTCTAATATCTTTAAATTATTTACAGTATATTCTAAGCGTTTTTCTTTTTCTAACATTTTTTTTCCATTCACTCTTTTTGTCACTTCATTAAAATCATTTCGTGCAGCTACATCAAATAGTCCTTTTTGTTTAAAAAATAAAAATGCAGTTTCAGCAGCCAATAATGGGGATGAAGATACCAGCTCGGGATCACTTGTTAAATCTATTCCAAGACTTTTTCCAGCAGATTCATAATTTGCTCGACCAGTTAATTGCACTAAACCTCTTCCTATAAACTTTGGACCATCGCCTACTTGAGTATTCCCAAGGGTTTTTCTACCTTCATATAAAGAACCAACCTCTTCATTCGGATCCTTCGGATCTTTCTTGTTATACACGGAAGCAAGCTCTTTAACGAACTTTAAATTACCAGTTTCAACTGATATTTGTCCTAATAAAGAAGCAACTTTTGCTGGTGTGTCGACTCCATATTTTTTAAATAAAGCTTTAAATGATTCATAGTAGTTCTCAGCTCTTTTAGTTTTTTTGAAGAAAGCTTTAAAATCATCTAAAGAAATTAGATCCGTATCAAATACTTTGTTAATGTTTACAGGGACTTGACCAATTAAATCTTTATATTTTTGAGTTTTTTCAAATTCTTTTTTGACATCTTGTTTAGCACCAGAGGCACCTACTGGTTTTACTGCTCCTTGTCCATCTGACGCGGAAGAGACTTTTGCAACAATTTTACCGTCTGAAAATGTCTTTAAATTACCAAAAGTACAAGTTACGATGTCACCTACCGATATTGGTGAGACCATACCGTATTTAGGCTCATAAATAAAGTCTTGGTATAAATCAATGATGGATTTATCTTGCTTAGATTCATCAAAAGTAGAAGGAACTGGTAAATGCGTATGAATTTCTGGTATTCGCACCTTACATACTAAATGCTCTACATTTAATTTTTTTAGAAAATTAGTACCATAAGCATTATCTTTTATATTTGATAACTTTGGATCAACTATTCGGTATACCTGACCTTTAAACTCGGATACGCCCTCTAAAAGGTCAGTATTATATATTTTATTTTCGGCTATCCATTTCAACATCCCTTGCGGTGTTGAAGTTTTTGTATCTATCATCGGACCAATTTTTTGGTCCGATATTGGATTTAGCCCGCCTTCAAATGTTTTTAGAGGAGAAGGTTTTAAACGATCAGACATTTTTTACTTTTCCTCCTTTATCATGTCAAAAATCTCGTCTTTCTCCTTTCCAGATAGAGATTCTTGCGCTCCTTCTTTTTTTTGTATTATTGAAGCTATTTTTACTAATTGCTCATTTGATCTTTGCAAAGTTTCTAAATATTTACTTGCTACTTCGCCAAAATCTTTATGCTTATATTTATCAGTTGTTTGGGACATTTCATTGACAAGATCTAATAAAAGCTTAGAAGCGACAGCCCTATCGTTAGATATGTTCTGGGTCGCTTCTTCTAAGTATTCATCAAGTGCTTTAGACTTTTTAACTGTCATATGTCTCCGTCGTCCCAGCTTTTTTTGAATGTCTGATATTTGACTTTGAACTTTTTTAGGTTACTAACAACTTGTTTGGTGTTTAAACCAGTCATCTCGCGAATATATAAATAAATAGCTTTTTTATTAAAAATTTCTATGCTATCGCTATCTTTAAAAAGTATTTGTATCGCCTTGTAAACTTTTTCCTCATTACCCTTCATTTTTTTATCAGACCAGTTGCTCATTTCACCATTAAAAGCCGACCAGAACTCTTCTTGTTCTCTTGTTTTTATATAATTTTCATTATATTCTAATTCTTCTTCGCTACCAGAAAGTAACATATCTTCAAGATATATTTCTTTTTTATTGTTATTTTTTTTAACTTTGTGGATAAACCAATTTTTAGTTATAACGGAAAAATAAGAAAAAGCCTTGGAGCCTTTAGAAGTATCAAACTTATCTAAGATTGTGGTTAGCCACGTTTTACATTCATCTTTTAAATCTTCTATGTTTGGAAGAGTATTAAATTTATATGTAAAAACTATTTTATTAACCATTTCGTCAAAAGCTGGTTGTATAAAATTCTTGTATAGCTCGCTTTTTCTTCTATGGTCTAAAATTGAAGCGTATTCTAAAATTGCATCTTCATGCTGTTTTGTAAAATATTGATTATCCGTTTTGCTCTTTGTCAACTGCCACCTCTTCTTCTATTTCCAAAACGGAATTTTTATAAAATTTACAAGCTTCAATAACCATTTTTGTATTTTTCACGGCTCCATTGATGGTGGTGTCGCCATAATATTCATCTAAATTTGACATTTCTTGTAAGGAAGATGAATATTCTTCCAATAATTCTTGCAACTCATCAATGTTTTTAACCCCACTCTTTAAGTTATTAACAAGTTTTTGGATGTACCAAACTAATAGAATGTTGGTTATTAAAGATAAGATAAAAAGTGTTGCAAATAAAACTGTCATGGTTTGTAAACTCTATTTTTTAATTCTGCTTGATGGTCTAATAGTAACTTTCTGTTATCTTCAATAGCTTTTTCTACTCGTTCACCAGCTACTTCTCGTTCTGATTTTTGACGACTGTATGACGTTAACAAGGAAGGTATTTTTTCTAAAGTGTCTTTACCACTACAATGCTCGCAATCATGCAATTGTTCGGTAATGCTGTGCATAGTTTTGAAGTTTTTTTCACAAAACTTGCAGCGATATTCATACATTGGCATTTTTTACGCCTCTTCTTGTTCGTCACTAAATAAAATTTGTTTTGGCGGATTTGTAACAACTAACTCTTCATTTGGATCTGCAATAAATTCAAGACCCTTCAATGTTGGAACAATATCGCTTTGTTCCATTAGTGACTTTTGTAGTGCAACCATTACGCATGATAGTGCTTGATCTGATAATTTCATTTTGTTTCTCCTTTTTTATATTTTAACATATTTTTATTTTTTTTAAAATTATTCTAAAATTGCTAAACCAAAACCGTATTTTCCGTAACTATTTCCATTATATAACATATAAAAAATATTTTTATGAGAAAATACATAGGGGTAGCAGATCATATCAGAATCCCATCCAATCTCACCGACACTGATATCATCAGCTTTATATTCCCAGTCTATTCCATTGTCACTAATTCTGTTTCCAATTCGGTACGGAGTACCGTCACCTGATCTATAAGAAAACCACATATAATATTTTTTATCTATTTTTATAATTGTCGGTCTGGAGAAAGCTTGGAATTTTCCAATTTCATAGGGTATAGCTAATCCATGCAATTTCCAATTAGTAAAATCATAAGATGTAGCATGTTTTATTACATGTACCATTTCTCCATTTGTTGAAGTCCAACTGTTTGTAGAACCGTACCACATTTTATACACGCCATCTTCGAAAAGAATAAAAGGATATGATAGGCTGATTTGGTCCTCTTCCGATATCCCTAATAATTTGGTTATTTCGCCAGTATTTAAATTAAATTTTCCTATATCTCCACGCCAATGCTCCCCTTTTTTTACTTGCCATCCCATAAAACCAACATATTTTTCTCCTCTAAATTCGCACATATTCCCAATACTAATACCGTGAGAATAAAAAGAATTGTCTTCTCCGTGCTTAACAAATGGAGTTTTATAATCATGAATTATTTTTTTCTTAACAATATCATAGTCTACATAAGAAACAGAAGATCTGTTGTCAATTGTCCTTCCGCTATAATAAATTCTATATGTGTCATCTCCTAAGAAAATTGGTAATGGGTTGGAGGCGTGTGATTTTAAAAAAAAATTTGAATTATCTACTTGATATATTTGACCAATTTTTTTCCAGTTCATTTAAGAGCCTCTATAATTTAAACATATCGCTGGTCTTATCCAGCTTTATGCTTTTAGCTGGCGTGTACACCGATCTTGGTTCGGTATTTTTTGTAATACAGGCTCCTGCTCCAATCAGTGTTTCTTTTGATACCGTGGTTTTATGCGCTATTGTTGAATTAACTCCAATAAAACAATTTGATTCGATATTACATTGCCCGGAAACTACAACATGTGAACTAATAAAATTATGGTCTTCAATTGTGCTATGATGCCCTATATGGTTACCGCTCCACAATATAACATTATTACCAATTTTTACAAATGGTTGTACTGTATTATCTTCAAAAATAAAAGTATTGTCTCCAATTGGATATTTTGTCATAAAAGAACACTTAGAACTAATATATGAAACTAATTTATAGCCTTTTTCTTTCGCTTCGTGATATTTTTTTTCTCTTAGCTTATTCATATCAGTGTAGCTTACGGCAATAAACATATCGTATTCTGCTGGTGGATAGAAACGCTCAACTTCAGAAAATTTAATCATCGGCAATCCAAGATATTTATCTGAACTTATGAACGAATCATCTTTTGTAAAGGCAACGACTGCGTACTGTGAGTCGTCTTCAAAATACTGATAGACTATTTCTGTGTATAATCCTTCACCGAATACGACGAGTTTTTTTGTTTTTTTCATATGAACACTCCAAAAAAATTAATTAAAGTAGTTGATAGTTCCTGGTCCCAAATTGAAAAACATGTCTAAAATACTAACATGATGGTCAAAGCCATTCCATAGCTGTTTGTATTCCTTAAAACCTTCAAGATTATAGTATGTTACTTTTATATTATTTTTTATAAATAATTCTTCTACCATATACTCTTTAGCGGCAGGTCCAGTAAAATATTCATCGGCTTCAAGCTCCTTGCAGATATTTACTAATTTTTCTGTTTTGTCGCCAATTAAATTAAAATCTCGCGAATCAATAATTTTTATATCTATATTTAATAGATTTATTATAGTTTTTAAAAAATAAACATTAATGTCTGTTAACATATTTGAAGTTTGATTTACGTAAATATTTTTAAATATTTCTGCGTATTCATTAAAGAAGGGAGCCTTCTTATAGTTTGTTTCAATAAAGTTCCAATGATCTTTAGCCCAATTTAAATCACTAACTTCTGTCTCATTTATTTTTTGATAGTATTTTCCTTTTACTTTTACTGGTATAGATAGCCAAGTTGGACCGTTTTTAGTTATTAGCTTATTCCTGTTTCTCCAGTCTCTTTTAGTGTATTGCATACTATCATAAACAACTAAATGAGTAGCTTTTCTCATTGTTGTAAAATAACCTTTCCAGGGAATATAATTTGATTGTGTAATTATTACTTTATTCATTTCGAAGCTCTTTTGTGTCTTTCTTCTCTGAAGTGTAAAACGCTATAATGTTCCAGACTATGATACCCTAAAAGCCTATTTAATGGATATTCTTCAGCATGTTTCCCACTAAGAGCATGAGGTATATTTATTTGCTGTTTTATGAATGGTAAAGTAAACATATTATTTATACCATACCTGAAGTCGTTTGTTCTGTTAACACCAGCTTTATGATATATCATGGAATCGAATAAAATTATAGATCCCGCTGATACTGACGGTGTGATCTCTTCGCGTGAGGATGGTAATAATTCCATTTTATGAGATTTTGGTATAAAGCATGTACCGCCATTTTCTTCGCTATAATCATCTAAGCAAAAATATAAATTAATTCCAATCGGCTTAGAAGTTACAAAATCTTGATGTATTATATCGCGATGATAAAAAGATTGATGATGTTTTTGATTTGGAGAAACAATAATAGAGTTTTGTAAGCTTAAAATTGCATATTCTCCAAGAATTTGTTTAACTATTTTGATAATGGTTTCATTATTTATAATATCTAAAAATACTTTGTCATAAAGAAGCGGTGCTCTAATTGTATTTTCTTCTTTGATTGTAGATAGCTTTTTTTCATTAAATTCAAATATTTGTATTTTGTATACATCTTGTAATTTTTCTTTACATATTTTAATATATTCTTCTTTTAGCACATTATTAACTATCGTAAATCCATTTTCTAAAAATTCTTTAAAATTTATTTCAATATTAGAATTTATCATAAATTATCTCTTTTATTTTTTCCACCATATTTCCGTATAGTCTGTGTGGACAATCTTGCTATGGATATTATTATTTTCTCTAAATTCATCAACGGCTTTTTTACATTCTTTATAATGCCCATAATCATCAATTATTACATAACCACCAATACTAACTTTTGAATAAAACTCCTCCAAGCACAATTTAGTTACTTCGTACAAACCAGCATCTATCCGAAGTATAGAAATGTTTTTTATGCTATCCCTAACTCTTGGAAAAGTTTCATGAAAATAGCCCTCATGTAGTATACAGTCTTCCGCACCCATTATTTTAAGATTATTTTTTGCTTGCAATAGACTTATAGATAAATCTTCTTTAGTATCTGGTGGCGGTACGTATCTGAACGAATCAAAGCCTACAACTTCTCTTGAACCACCGTAGCTTTTATCACTTAATTTCATTAATCCTAAGAGTCCACATTTCCAAACGCCGCATTCTACAAGCGATCCGAGAATATTTTCAGCATTAACTGATTTTATTAATTTTTCTAAATTAATACACCTTTCTATTGGAGTCATAGTAAACGGTAAAATTTTTTTAATATTTTCATTCATATATTACCACCTTTCTTTATTATAAACAAAAGAAATTATCTGACTGTAGATTTTTTCAAAATTTTTATTAAAATCCCACGTATATTCAGCAGTTTGTCTAATTTTTAAAGGCGATAGTGTTTTTACTTGTTGGATGGCTTCCAAAGCTTCATGTGTGTTTGAAACTACAAAACCAGTGCTTCCATTTATAACATTACATTGCGCCCCAGAATCTTTTGTGGTTATTACTGGTGTGCCCAAAGCAGAGGCTTCCCAAATACCCATTCCTCCAGCGTCTGCTCTACTTGGGTAGAATAGTGCAGTTGATTTGCCGACAAAATCACAAAATTTTTTATGATCTGCTATTTCTCCTATCCATTCTTGTAATGTATTAGCATTTCCATCGACATCTGGTCCGGCAAAAATAGTTCTTATACCTGCTAACTTGGAGAAATGTTGAGCTATGTCATATCCTTTACGGTGTTCCAACTTTCCACAAAAACTATAATAATCTTCTTTTTTTTCGTATAAGTTGTATCTTGTAAAGTCTATACCAGTTCTAAATATTCTACCGTTTTTATATTTATTTTTTTGCCATTCATTACCAAGCATACAATTTGGCGGCATGTATGAACATTCCTCATCGTGTATAAAATTAATTATTGGTAAATGGTTCTGATATAATTTGCTTAATATATGGTAATGAGTGAAGTCCATAACAACGTCAAATTTTTCTTTTAAAATAAATTCCTTGATTAACCCAGACTCAGAATTTTCGTCGCTATAGTATAATTGCCTAATAGAATTCCATTCAAGTTTTGAATCTTTGTGAAGTAACGTTGTAATATCTAATTCTTGCTTTTCTTGAAACTTCCTCAAAAAATCATATGTATGACGACCAAGACCATTTGAGCCAACATTTAAAGTTGGCTGTCTTGCTGTGCCTATTAGTAAAAATTTAATTTTCATATTTAAAAACCGTATGTGGGATTATTTATCCAATTAAAAACCTCTTCAGGGTTTATGGTATTCATGAAGTATCTCATATCTCTTTCTATCTCCGAGTATTGTAGGAACATATTTGCATTTTTTTCAAGAAGTTTTCTATTTTTATCTTTACATTTCATTACTAAACCAAGTCCAGCTAATGAATCCACAACAGTACAAGCATGTAAATCTGCTCGCTCTTTTAAAATACACTGAAAGACCTTCCACGCATCTGAATTCATGATCGGTATTACAAGATTATTCATACGAACAGGTTTTTCGAGAGTTCTTTCGTAACCTATTGGTAAAACGTCGTGCATGAAAATAATTCCATCATCATCTAAATGTTCAATTGAATTAATTAAATCTCGATATACTGATTGAGCGTTATGATCTGCGTCGATAAAAATAATATCCCATTTATAATTTTTTTCTAAATTTTGTAATCTGCCTTCATTTAAGCTATTAAAAAAATTGTCAGAAGTCATAATAAAATCAGCTCCAGTAGATGGATCTATATCCACTGATATTTTTTTGTCAATAGATAGAAGCCTGTATGGAGCCTTTGGATCATGTTCTATACCAATCTCTAAATATTTTTTTATCTGTCTTCTTTCGGCTATATTTTTTATAAACTCTCCTCTATGTACAATTGATTGCATATTTACCCCTTTTTAAAAATTACCATCTAAATTTATTTTTATAATATAACACAATTTCCCTAATTTCTTCATCAAATTTTTTCTTTGGACACCAGCCAAGTTTTTTAATTTTTTCATCATTTATTGCGTATCTAACATCTTGTCCCTCTCTGACATATGACAGATCAATGTAATCATTCGGGCTTACACTGTGATCGAAGAAGTTAATTAAAATTTTTTCTACAGTCTGTTTATTTGTTTGTTCAAACCCGCCAGAAATATTAAATATTTCATTTTTTGTTCCAGATTCTATAATTTTTATAATAGCCTCTGCTGTGTCATCAGAATGAAGCCAATTTCTTATTGGAGTACCTTTGTTGTGCAATTTTATTATTTTCTTTCTACTAAGTGCTTTTATTGTTAAAGGAATAAGTTTTTCAGGATATTGCCCAATGCCATAATTATTTGTTGGTCTTACTATAACGTAATCCAATCCAAATGTTCTTGACCATGCTAAAATTAACATATCAGCGGCGGCTTTCGAAGCAGAATAAGGATTACTTGGGCACAAAGCGTCAGTTTCTAAATGACTTCCATTAATTATATCGCCATAAACCTCATCTGTACTAAAATGTATAAAAAGAGGTCTTTCAAAAACGTTTATTGGTTTATTTTTTATTAAATTTAAAAGATTTTGCACACCAACTATGTTGGTCCTAACAAACTCTTCGCTATTGATAATGCTATTACCAACATGAGATTCTGCGGCTAAATTAATAACGTAATCGCAATCTGGTAAAATTTTTAGATCGCAGATATCTTCTTTTATAAAAGTAAAATTTTCATTTATTTTAAATTCTTTTAAAAAATCGGTCTCTGCTGCATATGTCATTTTATCAATGCCATAGACTTTCCAACCTTTTTCTAAGCATTTTCTTGTAACATGTGAACCAATAAGACCCAAACAGCCAGTAATAACCACTAATTTCATTTTTTTTCCTATATTGTTTTACAATTTTTAAATAATGGGAACTCTCTTAAGTCTCTATATTGTGGTTCTTCTGGAAGGTCTTCGTTATGAAGAGGGTAATTTTGCATCAGCATCAAGCCTCTCGCTGCTTGCTCTGGCGTCATGTAAGCATTGTGACCATTTATTTCTATTTCATCTTCATGGTACATCACTTCTCCGCGTCCTTCATAGCGCGCTTTTTTAAACCATTTAGCGGCATCTTCGCTATCAGTTAAAATCATGCCGCCTTTGCCAATTTTTAAATGTTTTTTAATATGAAAAGATAAACACATAAACGAATCTTTTATATACATGCCAGATGTAAATCTTTTAGCTGCATCATATATAGGATAGGGTTTTAATTGGTATACACCCTTCCATTTAATGTCCTCAAAGTTAACAGAACCGCCAGCATGTATGATTGATTGTGGGACTGATAAATATGTTTTTGCTGGTATAGTGACCTCTTTTACTTTAAGGTACTCACAACATAAAAGAATAGCATCGGTGCAATTGTCAGTAGATACAGCATACTTAGAACCAGTATAATTTGCTACTTCTTCTTCAAACATTTTTATAATTTTATAAGGGTTATGTAACATTTGCTATACTCCAAATTTAATAAATTTTTCAAAAATGCTATTTTCATTCAATATTTGCAAAGTAAATTTTTTAGATTTCTGTCCCATATTTTCTAACGTCTGTGAATCTTTTTTCCAAATCTCATAAGCATTTCTTAATTGCTTTCTTACTGAAGAGGCGCTCGGCTCTAAAAAATTCATTTCGCGAGAAGAAAATAAATGTCCTTTAGGCATATTTTCTATTGGCTTTAGATGACAATCGAATAAAAAATTATTCTCTGCATCTATAAAATCAGTATGTCCGCCAATATTTGGAACAACACATGGGATGCCATATAAAGCAGCCTCTGCTGTTGGGATACTAAACCCTTCTCCTCTTGATGTTAAGCAGAACACATCAGAAAAAGAATAAATTTCTTCTATTTTTTCTTTTGTTAAGATTCCGGTAATGATATCTAATTTACACTTTGGATCATTTAAATAATCAACTGAAGCGTTTTTATGGTCTAAAGCTTCTCTTAAGATTATATCTTTGTCAGAAGAACCGAAAGCTTCTCCCTTGTACGTTTTTATTACTAATTTAACATCATCATTGTCAAAAAATTCTTGATAAAAGGCTTTAATTAGTACATCAAATCCTTTTCTTGGTTGCCATTGCGATAATGAAAAAATATTAAAGGTGTCTTTTTTTATTTTGTTAATTTTTTTTTCTTTAAATGGAATTGGTATAACTTCTACTGGTACGCTTATGTCTTTTAAGAAAATTTCTTTATTCCATTCGCATCCAGCAATTACTTTATCGTACATATTTTCTTTAAAAATTTTTCTCCAAGCTAAAGGCAATCTATCGGCTTCCCAATAGAAAATACTTGTTTTAGACTTAGCATTTTCATAAATTTTTTTATTTAAAAATTTGTCTTTTATATCTATAAAAGCATCATGTGGCAATAAATGAAATATAGCATGATAACTATTATTTTTTATAAATTCATCAACATCGTCATTTTTCAATTCATATTTTTTTAATATTTCTAACTCGTCCTCAGAGCATGAAATCTTAGATTCATAAGAAGAATTGTATATTTTTAAGTTATAGTTTACCTTATCTAAGTACTTGTCAAGTATTGATAAGTATTTGCGAGCGGCACTACCATAACCGCTCGCATCAGTAAATTGGCAACAATATATTATATTTTTCATAATGAAATAATATTATTTTCTTCAATCTTTATCGATTCTAAAAATTTACCATAAACATTTTCTTTTGTAAACTCTCGTCTAATCCATTTATTTAATTTTTTGGACCAGCTTTG